TGTTGGTAATGAAATTCGCGACACTGTAAACTATCAGCTCCCAGCTGTAACTGCATTCGAACGTTTCTTGTTCGTTCAGTATCAGCCTGTACAGGGTCGTATCAGAATCGTTAATCCTTCTGGCCTTAAAGAAGACATTGAAAACAACGAGCCAATTGGTGATCGTGCTCTCAATGACTACACTGCTAACAAGCATGAATATGACTTTGGTGGCAAATGGGCTCCTAAAGAACAACTTCCTGGTACTACTAGAAGTGCTATTCTGCCTGCATCCAACGCGGCTAACGAATTCAAGGATGTTGCTCCACGTAACAACCAGTACGTTTATGCTCCGAACTATGCAGTTGATCAGCCTGACAACTTCTAATTTGGATTTTAATATAAATAAAAACTTCCCAGTAGAGCAGAAATGCTCTACTGGGTTTCATGTGTTTTAGTAAAAAGAAAAATAAATATATATTATATGAATGAAAGGAGAAATAAGAAAAAATAACTTAGAAAGGAGAGAAATGTAAATGAAAACAAAAGACAAAAGCATTTTCAGAGAATACTTTTCTGAATTTGTAAAAAATCATTTGGTGCATAGTGATAATGAATCTTTGAGACGGATTGAAATATATGGTATTTTTAAATGCTACTGTGAGACAAAGTACCCATCAGTTCAATTTGCTTGTCACTACTCATCTGTTTTTAGAGCAATAATAATGGATTCAGAATTCTTGAATTCAGAGTTATTATCAAGTGATAGGTTTTACACTTATTCAGTTTCTGTAGTTGGTTTTGAATATGATCCAAAATTAGTTCAAAGAAATATTGCAGAAATAAGGAGCTACGAGAGACAAAAGCCTTCTAGTGTAAAAAAGAAGAAAAAATCTCTTGGAGATAATGTTCCTGAAGAGTTGTTAAGTTCTGATTTTAATGCAAAAAATCTTTATAAAATATTCTTTGATTATTTCATTGATTCATTGAAACCATCTAATGACTTTTCTAAAGTTTTTACTATTGAATCGCTATATGAATTTTATGGTTTGTGGATAAAACATACTTTTCCAAATAGCGAAAAGTATAAATATACATTCAACACATTTAGAAATTCATTTGGCTACATTATGAGAAAATTAGAAAAGAACTTAGGTGATGATTATATAATTCATTCTTTTCAGAATAAAATATATATGTTCATAGATTTTCCGTGTTTGCCTGAATTATCAGAACAGTGTAAAATAAAGAATCCATTAGATAGAGATCCAGAGTACTTATTTGGGGGGAAGAAAAAAATGGTAAAAAGATCAGAAGCACAAAACGTATTCAATGACTTTACCCAATGCATTAAACCTGGAGGTGATAACACATTTACCAGGATGCAGCTTTATGGTATTTATGAACAGTTCAATGATATTATGTCAGAGGTTCCTAGCGATACAAAATATCATAGGAATACTTTCAACCAGAAACTAGAGAAGCTTGATATTCCTTGTGATTGTGTGACTAAGATAACTACATACAGAGGATTCGACCGTGAGTATAAGGAATATTTATACCACTGTGATATCATCAACTTTAGTTATAACAAGGATTTATTGGTCAACTCTATAGCAATGTATAGAGAAGAAAATATCATGAGCAAATTCAAGAAGAATGCTTCTAAAATTCTTGATAACTTAAAGAAGAATGGCCCTGTTAAGATCATTCAACCTGCTGTTCAACTTCAACAACCTGATCCAAATTTTCAACAGGGTAAAGTAGATTTGCAACCTCTTTATCCCACTCCTGTTCCAGTTATTTCAGATACAGAATCTGCAAATGACTTATATTCTAAGGTTAGGAAATATGGGGATTTCCATGCCAAAGGGGATAATAATAGTGTCTTCCAGTTTATGGAAGATGAAAATTACAGTAGGTCATTCTCTAAAGATGAGTATATGCAATTTAAGAAATTGTATGTTGCTTATCTTAAATATTGTAATAAGAAAGGATATCTTCCTATATCTCGTGTAGGATTTAAGAGTATTATGGAAGATCATACTTATGTTATTGAGAAGAGGGGAGGAACTTTATTCATCAATGTAAATAAAATCACTCCTGTTGAAGTTGGTAAAGAAGTAGTAGTAGATTCAGCAAAGCCAGAAGTTGTTGAACAAGTAAAAGAAGAGAATAAAGATATGGAAATTGAAAAAGCAGTAGAAATTCTTGGCGGTCTTAAAGTATTCAACTTTAAGTTCAAGCCTATAGAAACTCCAGATGTTCCTAAAGAACGTCTTCAAGAGATTGACCATTTTGTTAGGGATAACTTTATGCGCAAGTATACTCAATATTCTGAAGATGGAAAAGCTACTTACGACACTAAGAAGCTTTATGCATCTTTCAAATATTATACTAAAGATAAAGATATCACTTTCAATCAATTCAGATATGTGCTTTCGCATATACCTGCAGCTAGGCTGACAACATCAGAAGATCACACAAAAGAATTTTCTGCATTAATTCCAGAATTCTACTTCTTAGCTCATATACATGATAGAGATGTAGAAAATGGAATTCCTATTACAGTCGATAGATATAATACAAGAGTGCTTAAAGCTAAAGCAGAGATTATCAAGATCTATCAAGATCTTAAAGAGAATAATGGTTTTGATGATCCTGTTGTAGTGGAAGAGCCTGTTGTTGAAGAGAACAAGAAGGAGAAAGAAGTTGTAATACAGCAAGAACTTTTACATGAGGTCAAGGAAGAACCAAATGTAAACAAAGAAATCCAAAATAAAGAAGAGGTGATTGATACAGTTCCGCATGAGACTGATAATGAGGCACTTACCTCAATAAATTCAGCGATGGAAACTATTGAGCATGATTATGCTGGCGTTATACGCAAGTATAAAGCCTTAGAATCTATCAAACAAGTAATCAAAGAGGAACGAGTTAAGGTTCATGTTGATCTTAAACCGATTTTTGATATGCTTGTCAATAATGCTTTGACTAAGTTTGAAGGCATGAATCCGACTTTCCCATCATTTGATGAGGAAGTAGAAGATCTTAAAACTAATTTAAGAAATCTTTCAAGCTTTGTAAAGAAAGCATAATTAAAATTAGAACTGGTGGAAACACCAGTTCTTTTTTATTATTAGGGGGTAAAAGAATGGAAAATCCAGAAAAGATGGCAGGGTTACAAGATTTTATTACTAATGCTTGTAATCAAGATGCTGGTACGAAAGTGAGGTTAGCCGATCTATATAAGTCTTATAATCTGTTCACTAAGGAGATATCTATGCAACCATATTCTAGAACTACTTTTAGAGAGCACATTAATCATCTATTTAAGATTAAGAAAGATCCAGAAACTAATACTATGATAGTATCTGGAATTAAACCTAAAGATGAACAACAGAAAGAATTTAAACTTAATCCAGATGAGGTTGCTAAGGCTAGTATAGAGGAGGCTAAATCAGATATGATAGTAGAAGAAGCAGAGACTAAAGTATCTCCAGATGAAGAATGGGCAGAAAAGATGAAAAAACAAATAGAAGGTATAAAGAAAGAAGATCTAATTACTGAAATCCAACAACCAGTAATGCCTAAATTTAAAACTAATGATGAGATTAAAGAAGAGTTGGCCACACCTTTCTTAATATCCTCTTCTAATACTAAAGCATATATAGACAATCTTAAAGAACAAAGAAAGCTTATAGATAAGAAGATATCTGTTATGTATAAACTAGATGCTCTTAAGGAGATTACTGATAAGCTATTCTCTGGTACTATGACTAATATGGCTAATATAAACAATAGTAAAGATATAGATTCTCTTTCCTCTAAGATCTCTGATGCTATTAGAATCATTGCTGATGTAAAAATTTGACAAGGAGTTGCTCTAGAGGATTTCTCCTCTAGAGCGTAGCATTTTGGAAACCAGTTAGTTCTGAACTATTATTTTGTTCTGTGTAATTTCTTTTTTAAATCTATTGGTTCCATAGCAGAGTTAGAACCTATGCACATTGCTACTTTCTTTGGTTCAACCCATTTCTTAGGTTGAGGATTAACTACTTTATTAGCAGTATAATCATTTAAAGCTCTTGGACCAATGAAATCTTTATCTTCCATATTAATACCTCCTTATATTTTATGTATCAATTAACAATATATTAGTCGAATCCAAGAGAGATTCGTCTTAAATATTCACCATAATTCTATTTAAAGGAGGAATTTTTCATGGCAGTAGGTGCATGGGAAATTAAGTTTTCTACAAATTATCCACAGTTGGTTGCTACTGCAGTCAGCAAAGTAACAGAAGGTCTTTTAGGTGCTGATTATAATGCTGTTGCTTATCTTGGCAAACAGATTGTAAATGGTACTAACCATGCTGTTCTTGCTGAACAGACTATTCTAAATGGTAAAGATACTAAGAATGCTGTAGTAATAGTATTCAACGAAAAACCAGGTTCTCTTGATGTTTCTCTTAATTCCATCAATACCATTCTTAAAGGTGGTGCTGAATTTGGTGGTGTTAAAGTAGATGTTACTGCAGATCTTACAGAAGAAGATAAAGCAGTATTCGCTAAAGCTAAAGAAGGTTATGTTGGTGCTAGCCTAGAACCAGTTGCTCTGCTTGGTAAACAGGTTGTTCGTGGCCTCAATTACATTTTCCTCGTTGAGATGAATCCAGTTGTTTTGAATCCTATAAAGACATATGCTATGGTTACAGTAAATCTCTTCGAGAACGTTGCTACCATTACTGACATTAAACCTTTTGATAATGGTCAGAATAATGGTGGCTTTGGCTATGCTTTTACTTGGTAATTAGTTTATCAAGAATTCTTTACTTGTTTTTCTTAACACACACGTTATTGTTAGAACATATAAATTGCACCTAGAGGTTAATTCCTCTAGGTGTTTCTTATTTGGTTTACATTTCAATAATGAGATCATCTAGTAAGGAGGATATATAATGAACGATAATTCTAGACTCAATAGATTAGAAGACTTGTTTGATGAAGTAAGTGAATCTATTGGTATGATTAAAATAGACCATAGTTTAAAAAATTTAGATAGTCTGGCTCAATCTTTAAACAAATTCTTCGCAGGTACAAAATGTAATAGAGTAATCTACACTTATAATCCAGATAAGATTCCATTTTGTGTAAGTGTAATGCCAATAGTAGATGCAGATGATGTAATTAGAACCATTCAATCTGATTATAAACTTATTGTAAAAGAATATAATGTAGAATTGGATTCTAGACTATTTGAAGAAGATGTAAAACTAACTGATGATGAGATTACTGCTTTGGTAATTCATGATATTGCTGCTATGACATCTGATTCTTCTCCAGCAGAAGAAGTAAAAAGAGCTCTTGATAAATATCTACAAGATAATCATGAAGTATTGAAACTTTCTGATTCCATCCATTATAAAGAGATGCTTTCTTATGGATTTAGAGATGCTATGAGAAAAGTTACTACTGCATTTGAGAAAGCAGAAACTACAGATACTGATATTACATTATTTGAATTACTCCCACCAACTTATGCAGGATACTATAGATCTGGTTTTGAGAAAGTAGAAAAACAGTTATTAGTATATAATGCTGTAGCTAATACTAAGTTCTTGGTACTCTCTTGGGTCATGAGACTATATAAAGATGTACTCCATAATAGAATAGCAGCATTACATACTATTGCTAAATGTATGGAAATGACCCCATCACAACTAGAGAAGAAAGAACTATCTAATCTTGCTAGAAGATTAAATAGAATTGATGATGATTCTCTATTAGAATCTACTTTACTTACTGAAGCAAGAAATAGTTTATATGATAAACTTACTATGCCATTGGAGAAATGTGATGATACTTGCAGTAATCTTAAATTAAGAGTTGAAAATTGTGATGATAATGATGAAGCTTGTGATCTAACTCATTCTATTAATGGACAACTTAGTTTAATGGATGATTATGTTAAAAATACAAGTATGAATAAAAATGAATACAACCAGTGGAATGATATGTTCAAAAGTCTAGTTAAAGCTAGACATCAACTTACTGGTTCTAGAGCTACATTTTTTGCTAAACAACAAAAAATGTATAATACTTGGAAAGGTCAGGTGGATCAGTAAATGGAACCAAAAATAGATGGGATCTTATTACAAGAAGCATATTTTGGAAAGCAAAAAGAACTGATCCAAATAGAGAATCTTTTTAATATATTAAGGAAAAATTTATCGCCAAAACAACAATATGACCTTTCTAAAGTAAAGGCTATACTAAAATCTAAAGAATTAGAAAAAATAGAGAGACTATTTGCTCAGTTGTTTGGATTCAATGAAGTATTTATAGAGATTATTGATTTAGGTGGACAATATAATTTATTTGCTACTCCAAAACTTCCAGCAAAATATGCAGAAAAAATATTTAACAAAGGAGAGCTTGTTTCTACAAAAGAAGTATATGATTCTATAAAACTTACTAATAGAGGATATTTTATAGACAAATCTAGATTTCCATTAGATATATACATAGGTATTTGTATACCTGCATTTTTTGATAAAAATTTAACAGATGAAGAATTGACTGCTGCTATATTACATGAAATTGGTCATCATCTTTATGATATAATTTCTAAATCAAAAATTGAAAATATCGGTAAACTGATAACTGGTAATATTCATCAAAATCCAATAACAATGAATGATGAACAGTTTAGTGATAAAGTGGCTGCTATGTATGGTTATTCTGCTCCATTGGCTTCATTTTTAAATAAAGCTGGAGTTAAATCATTGGCAAATAATGCCAGTATTGCACTTTTTACATTTCAGAAAGAAAATATTAAAAAATCTGATGGTATTCTAAGAATAGTATATACAATAATTGAAATAGATGTTGGTATGATATTTCTATTTGCTTTGTTTGTTCTTAAAGATATCCTAGGATTTTTAAATTTACTCGTAATGAATATTCCAATATTAAATAAATTATTAGCTGTTACTGGATTCGTTGGTGACCCACATCCGGCTGTACCACATAGACTTATAAACAATATAAATTATATGGAAAAAGAATTAAAGAAGGCAAAAGTAAACAATCCTAGATTAGCTAAGAACATTCAAAATGAAATTAATGAAACCAAAAAAATAATGATGAATGCTATAAACGGAAAATATTCATTTGATAGTGAAGATGATGAATTACTAAGTCATAAAATAATGGCATATTATGCAGTTCTTCAAGCTGTATCCCCTATATCAATAATATCTAATGTAACGTTTAGAATAATAAGTACTCTGTTTACTATTGATAAAGGAGAAAGAGAATTAGAAGAGAAATCTAGAAATAAAGGATATTTTAATCTTTATTAAAAAAATACCAAGGCTATATTATAGCCTTGGTATTTTCATTATTGATCTAATACATCTCTATCTAATTTATTCAACTCCTTTCTATTTTTATTCACTCTCTTAACACTAACTATATCATTTATCACCTCCTTTATTGTATATTCTTTGGGAACTTTATAAATTAACTTCTTAATTCTTCTATTTGCATATAATTGAAACCAATGTGCAATTGCACATATCAAGCATTCAATTATCATACAAAATGTTACACTTGGACTTGCAATTTTGGTTATCGCTACCAATAATGCTGCTCCAAATAAAGATGCTAACAGTCCCCATGTATCACATTTAGCCCTGAAGATTGTCAAAGCTGAATCATGAATGCAGTTATTGATGTTATCCATCTTCACCGCCTTCATTAACTGAGTCCCACATATACAAATCATGTTGTACACTAGGAATCTTAGTTCCGGATTGCTTTCTCCAACACATGCTATGCTGAAGAAAGATATGTCAGTCAAAATCATTATTTTCATAAAATTCTGACTAATCCATCGAGTAGCTATTATACTCTGTTTAATAAAAGCCACTCCAACTTTCGACAATCGGAAAATTATAGTACATGTAGCAATGTACTCCGGTGTAAGATGAGCCATGAAGAAGTTTACTATCACCGGACTAGTAAACCCCATAACAAGTGAGATAAGTACCTCGTTTAAATATAACGCGGCTCTGATGGTTAAGTTACCATCTTTAAAGAAATATTTAGACATATAAAACCAACTCCTCTCTATGTCTACTAAAATAATATATGACAGAAATGAATTAGTTTTACAATTTAAATATATATTATATAGATGAAATAGTGTGAAATTTAGAACTATTTCCCAACTCCTTATTATATATCCTTTCGTTTGGAGACTAGGTTAATTTTATCCTAGTCTTATTTTTTTAGTAAACCAAAAAATAGAGATATACTATATAAATGAATCAGTAAAGCTTAAGCTTTACTGATATTCTATTCTCTTTATGGGATTAGTTATTTTTTCTTTGAAGATAAGCATGTTTAGGATTCTACTATTCCTAAAACATCTTATTGATACAATCATCTATATTATTTAAGGAGGTCATATTATTATGGCAGCATTTGAAGGTTTCCAAGGTTCTAACGAATCCAGATTTTCTCCGACAGTTTATGGTTACTCTTTCAGTAACTCAGAGTCGGTTGTAGACAAATCCAATATTCAGTTTTCTATGTGGAAGACTACTATCAAGATTTCTATTTCTCCATTGATTGATACCGGCACAAATGAATGGAGAGTAGATCGTAAGAATGCTATTTCTGCATATCTTATTCCATCTAAAGCAATGATGTTTGCTGATATACTTATGAAGTATAAACAAGATCCTGAGAAATATAATAACTGGGGTGTTGCTTCTGGCTCTGCATATATCTCTGTTATTAATCCAAAATCTATCAAACCTAATGCAGAAGGATTTGCCATTATTAATATCCGTCGTATTTCTACTGAAGGTGTAGTAGAAGCATCTTATTCTTATGAAGTCAAAGCTGGTGGCACATATAATGCTGTTATTGGTTTTGATGAAAAGAAAGGAACATTCTCTCAGGACTTTGATACTTATGCATCTACTGAACTTGATTTGATTGCTATTCAGCTTATGCAATATGCTAAGGCTATGAGTAATGCTGTAGCATTTACAGTAACCAATAATCAATATGATTATCTTGATAAGATTGCTCAGAAAGTTGGTGCAGACTTCTCTGGTGGATATGCCAAGACTTATACTAATCAATCATATTTTAGTCAGTCTGGTGCTCAGCAACAGCAGTCCGTTCAGCCTCCAATGAGTGCAGGACTTGAATCTCTGATTGGACAATAATCCAAATAGAAACTTTTGTAAGTAGAGTACTTTTCGAGTACTCTACTTATTTTTTCGTGAGGAAACATTATGCTTTCAGATTTAATACATGGAAGAGCATCTATAAGAGTAGATCCTAATAAAAAGGGAAGAGAATTTAAATATATTCTTTGTTCTTTTGAAAGTCTATTTGATATAGATATTGGTTGTGTTGCTTATATCTTAATTTCTTTTAAAGATAGTAAGTATATCAAACCAGAAGCATATAACTATACTCCATTATTTGTTCAATATCAATTAGTTCATAGAGACTCTATTAATCCATTATCTATCATCTTTAAAGATGAATATAAGGACCAAATAGATAATCTGTATAATGAATTGCTAGATAATAAGAAAGATGACATTATCAAATTATCATATCAAACTTATCTAGCAGTTTTAGTAGATCAATTAAAGATAATGGGTGGATATACTATTGAAGTTGAATGTGAATCAGATATTGAAAAAGAAAAAGTATCTAAATTAGGTTTAACTCCAGTAGATTACCAAGAAAACTTAGATAAGTATTTTACTCTAATTTTAAAATCTCCAAAAGATTTAAAAGATAGGTTACTGTTTACCGGCAAAACTGTATATCTATGGAATACTTCTATCAATTATTTTGATATGAAGAAAGGTGTAGAGAATGAAATACTTACAGATGAGATCATAGCTCTTATGGGTCAGAAAAATGTAATAAAGATGATAGACCCTTATCAATATACAGAAGAGCTTGATGATAATAAGGAGGAATAACAACATGGCTTTTAATCTAGTCACAAATGTAGTAGATGAAACTCAATTAAGACAAGCTCAACTTAGAGCTCTTGAATTATTTGCAACTACTGTAAGAGGCACTTATGGTCCTATGGGTGAATATACTGCTTATAGTATGCAAGATCCATCTAATAAACTTAAAGCTATTGTATCTTACTATACTAAAGATGGTTTTACCGTATTAAAACATGTAGATACTGATAAACCAATAGAATCTCTTCTTAAAGATGATATTCGTACTATTTGTACTCATGTTATTAAGACTATTGGTGACGGTACTACATCTGCTACTATATTATCATATCTTATCTTTAAAGGTCTTTTGGATCTTCAGTATCAGAAAAAACTTCCCAAAAGAAAGATTATCAAAGCATTCAAAGAAATTATTAAAGAAGGTATTGCAGAAATTGAATCTAAGGGAAGAGAATGTACAGTAGATGATATCTATAATATCGCGTATACATCTCTTAATGGTAATGAAGAGATGGCTAATATTATAACAGATATTTATAAAGAGAGTGGTATGGATGTATTTATTGATGTAAGCGCATCCAATACTAAAGATACTGTGGTTAAGACTTATAATTCTCTTGCTTATGAAGCAGGATATATAGATCCATGCTTTATCAATAATGAACAAGATAATACTGTAGATTACCGCAATCCTCATATCTATGTATTTGAATCTCCTATTGACACTCCAGATATGATTAATACTCTTAAATTGATTTTCATGAAAGAAGTTAAAGATCCTATTGAAAAATATCAGCAAGCATTAAATAAAGGCAAACAACCAGATATTTCTTTGTCTCCAGTATTGATTATTTGTCCTCATATTTCTAGAGATGCCAATAGCTTCATTGATCAACTCATTGTAGAGTTTACTAATATGAAGATGGCTCAACGTCCTCAATTCTGTATTGTATCTAATATTGATAACGACAATGGATATCTTTTAGATATTATGAAACTCACTGAAGCTAAGTTCATTAAGAAATATATTGACAAAGAATCTTATGAAATTGATAAGAAAGTTGGTCTAGCTCCTAATGAACTAAATATTAGAACATTTGCTGGTACTGCAGAACGTGTAGTAGTAGATGCTCTTACTACTAAGATTATCAATCCAAAACAGATGTATGATGAAAATGGTGAGTATACAGAGTTTTATACTAACTATATCAAACAATTAGAAGATCTTCTTAAGAAGTACGAAGAAACTAGAGAAGAGATTGTTAAGATAGGTAAGCTCAAGAGACGTATCAATATTATCAAAGCAAATATGGTAGATCTCTATGTAGGTGGTATTGGCACTACAGATAGAATGGCTTTATCAGATTCTGTAGAAGATGCTGTTCTTAACTGTCGTTCTGCTGCTGCTGATGGTGTTGGTTATGCAGCAAACTATGAAGGTTTAAGAGCATTCAATAAGATTCTTACTAAATATGATGCTGAATTTAAAGCAGCAGAAGATAGTAAGCAAGCTCTTATTAACAAAGAAGTAGCAACAGTTATAGCTAAATCTTACTTAGACCTTTGTGCTCTTATCTATGTACCTTATTGTGATGATAATATTGAAGATGCTATGAATATAGTAGTTCTATCTTTAGCAAATTCTAATGAAAATAAGAGAAAACCGTTTAATATTTTGACAGAGGAGTATGATGATCTTGTGCTCACTTCTATCAAAACTGAACCAGCTATCCTCGAAGCTATATCTCGTATTATCACTACTCTTTACAATACTAATCAGTTCTTGGTTCCTGATCCAAGATTCAATATCTACCAAATGGATAAAGATGATGAAGAGTATAAGAAACAAAAAGAAGAAATGAATAAAGTAGAACAGAAACCTGCTCCTTCTGATGGAATGAAAAAATAAAATTCTAAATTAAAACGTACAAAATAATAGTGCGTTTCTGCTATTTACTCTTAACTAATGTGGAGTAGCTTTGGTCGGCTACTCCACATTTTAGTCAAAGAGAAATTTAGAAGGTGAATTGTAATGACCAAACTAACATTTGATAACTGGATTAAGAATCCAACAGGTGCTAGACCAATGATGGTTCAGCAAAGAGAAATGGCTAGACAGATTTATACTGATAAATATAATAAAATGATGCTGGCATCTGCTGGAGCTATGAATTATACTTTATGGAAATCACAAAAGGGAGATAGATTTATTGTCTTCTTTACAATACCATCAGAATCTACCCAAAAAGTATTCTATGATGTAGTTATTGAATTCTATACGAGAGATACAATAGAAACTCAAAAGAATAATCTAAATGGGTATTATGTGAAATTCTTTTCTAATGATCCTAACTTTACGTTTACATTTGCCTATGTATATAACAAAGAAGGATTAATAATTCAGGACCTGAAAAAGAAACTATCTGCTCAGTCTATTACAGATAGACCTAAGATCACCAATCCTAATAAAGTGGTAGGATGGGTAAAAGCATTTTACTTTGCATACTTGTATATGAATGACCATGGTCTATTCAATAAATTGAATTGGTTAAATGCATATACTCTACAATCTCAACTTACAACTTGTATTAATAATGTAATGGATGCACAAAAGAAATTAGTCCAAGTTCAATCTCTGAAAGAACTCCAAGATTCTAAAAAGAATCCAAAAATTCCTAATATTGGAAATACCAATGATTTAGAATCTCTAAAATATAAAGCTAAAAGCACTAAGAATGTAGATAAAATGAAGAGTGTGATTAGCAAGATATCTAGAGATAATGTTAAAAGAGCTAATAAAGTCAAATATTCAAAAAGAATAAAATGACATTAGGAGGTTTCTAAAAATAGGCATATACTATTAAATTGGTATAGGGAGAAAGTAGCATTAAGGAAGAAGGAGACACAAGATGAACTACAAAAATGCCAATGAACTTCATAACGAAGGTATAGGGGATATTCCTTATGGAGATGATAGATTCTATAGACCTAGAATCAAACTTAATCGGGCATTATACAAAGAAGGAGAATTGATACCTGTAGTAGATTTTGTTGACCATAGTATCTTTAAAGAAGGAGATATGATAGCAAAGCATGACTTTGCTAATGCTCTAAAAGGTCAACCTGCACCTAATGTTGTTTTTAATGCAACAAAACCACCTATTGATCAATGGCAACCAACATGTGCTGAAGACATGATCTTCACACATATTAGAGGAGCTATCATAGCACCAGTTCACAAATTTTTTAATATGTCAGATGACGATAGAGCAAATGACATGTTTGACTATTTCTATGTGACTGCTAAGAGATGTTATAATTCTGATACTAAAGTGAAACCAGATGGAGAAATATCTATCGGATTTAGAGATCATTGTACCAGCTATCTGAACTATTTTGAAAAGTACTATGATACAGATTTGCAGTTGTTAGGACTGTATAAAGAAATCAAATATATGATAGATTGTGTTCCTAACTATTCTTTAGAAGCATTCAAGTCTGACCTTTGGAAATACTTTATCAATCCAAATATGTCTTATGTGGCTTGGAAACTGAACTATGCTTTGGATAAGATGACCTTGGAACAATTCTCCTTAGATTTGAACTATAAGAACAATAAGTCTCCAGTATTAGAATACTCTCCTTTCCATGCTAAGATCATGTTAAAGGTGTCAGTTCAACAGAATATGATTATACCCCTTCTGACTCATTTTATAGTGAAGAAGAAGTATGATCAATCGGAAACTAAGAATATACTTCTTTCTACTTTTGATTTGTTGTTTCAAGCAGCTGATCTTATATATGGGGTGGATCTCAATTCTAAGATCCTTGAAACAACATCTTCTAACGTTGAGAAGAATGTATCAAACAATTTGACTCTTTGGGAAATGCAGACTATAAGAGCAAGAAACACTACTACCCATTCTATGGAGACAGTAGAAAATATAATCATGCAGATAATTCCAAAGTATACCTATTCAAAGAACATCATTCACTTTAATTACAATGCTATCAATAGAGATATCAAATTCAAAGTAACTGGAGTACCATATGAGTTTGGTTTTGTTATGCTATCCTCTTCTATAAGAGATGATGATAACAACTCTGAATGTGATAAGTTTGAAGCTCATTCTGCTAAACTGAATGAAGCTACTATGATTCAAACACTCACTAATTGTCAAGAAACAATGAAGAGAATCATACTCAAATATGGTCCATTTGATGAGAATGAAATCATGTTCTATTATAAGAGAATGTGTAAGAATGGCAAGTTTGTAGTTAATAAACTTCAGAATGTGCTTATTACATATCTCTTTGCTAAAGAGTTTGATGATCCTCAAGCAGTTAAGATTGTAAATATAAAGAACTATATCATTCTTTGTATTACTGCTAGAAGAATGCTTCAATCTTATAACATGTTTCAGTTACCATTCATGATTGGTGGCAAAGTCAATAGAATTGTTACTAAGAAGAATATTAATAAGAAAGAACTTCAGAAGATCAAAGCATCTAAGTTCTTTCCATTGATTCATGAGAAGTATAATAATGAGAAGATAGAGAATGATACTATATTCTCACTCATTGCTCAAGTATTATCTTCTGAGTATGAAACTATTGACTACTATCATAGAGAGAATGATGGTTTGCAAATCAATATCATTCCTGATTTAGTATCAGAGGAGTTGTTAAGACTAGTGATGCTTATATGACACAACAAGCTAATACTATCCAGGATCAACTCAGGGAACAGCTCAAGCAGCTGTTCCCTGATTATAAAGAATCTGGAAATAGAAAAGAATTTATGATCAATTGCCCACTATGTGAAAAAGAAGGAAGACCTGACCATGGATATCATATGTATATCTCTTTAGGATATGATGATAAACCTCCTATGTATAATTGTTTCAAAAACCATAATCATAGAGGTGTATTAACAAAATCCTTTCTAGAGCAAAATTCTAGATATCCCCAGTACATGGACACAGGTGTTCTTTCTCAAGTGGCAAAACGTAATTCTGCCTTGTCAGATTTAGGCAGGTACCGGCAAATTAGACAAGGGAAATATGAGTTTTATGCACCTTTGTCAAATAATGAGATAAAAACTAATACAAAATTAGGCTATCTTAATAAACGTCTAGGTTGCAATCTATCATTGATAGATTTGCAGTCTCTTAAGGTTATATTGAATATAAAAGATTTTTTAATATATAACAATATAACCAGACTATCTAGAAGTCAGTATACAGTAGATCTTCTAGATCAATACTTCATAGGATTTCTTACAAATAATAACTCTACTATCATTCTAAGGAATTTAGTAAAGGAAAGAAACAAGTTACCAGAAGTAGTGCGAGATAGATATATCAAGTATTCTATAGTAGAAGGGGGATTTAGTGGATATTATACCATTCCTTCTACTGTAGATATCTATAAGCCAGTTAATATTCATATAGCTGAAGGTACATTTGATATATTATCTGTATATATCAATCTATGTGGGATGAACAATGTACAGAATATCTATTCTAGTATTGGTGGTAACTCTTATCTTAATGCTATGAAATATTATATTCTAGAGTGTGGTATAATAAATCCTATATTCCATTTGTATATAGACAATGATATTCCTAATCAGTTCTTAGAACAGATTAGAAGAGTTATAAAACCTCTAAATCTACAAGTCTATATACATATGAATATAGCATCAAATGAAAAGGATTTTGGTGTATCACCCGAAAGGATAAAGCACTATTCTTACACACTATAGGGAGGGAATCACAATATGACAGCTATGAGAAGTGATGAATTACAATCCAAAGCATATATACCTTTTACCATTTTCCATAAAGCTAAGAAAGTTGATGAAGATGGCAATGTCATCTCAGTAGATGACAAGATTAGTATTAAGGATTTAACCTCAGTCCAGTTTGAGCAGGTTAAGTCTGAGTTTGGACAGGACTTTGATAGAATCAAAGATGTATCTATCAATCTTAAGATAAATGATATTTCTCCATTAAGATTATTCGAATATGATCAAGATTATGGTTATCTTCGCCTATTCTATATGACCTATACTGATAAGATCAATGTATATCATCCAGAATCTTCTCTATATATAGAAGAGAAAGATCGCATTGATATATTATGTTTAGATACTGGATTTGATAAGACGTATTCTACAGATTCCACTATCTTCTTAGTATCTGATGTGGTTTCTCTTGATAAAGAGTTTGAAAAACATATTGGATTATTAGAGAATACATTTGAAGATGGAGAAATCTTTGATGGTGAATGTATGATTGGTTTAGAGAGTCTTTTAGAAGGAAATCTTCCTGAGTTTGAGATTCTTTATATGGATGCTGCAAATCAAATTTATAGTCTTGCTGATATAGCAAAGGCTGATTACCAGCACTTCAAGAAACTTACAGATCATAATCATCTTGAAGCTGTGTTTAGACAGTTTGATTATTCTAATCCAACTGTATTCAAGAGAGGAGAATTCTCTTGGTATAATCTGTTCATGAAGCATATTCAGACTCAAACTAAAAGTTTATCATTAAGCTAACATTATATTAGTGGTGTGGTGGCCACACGTTGTTAAGCAATGGTGATGTTCCTTTCGGTAAGATTCCCAGTAGCTGTAATGGCTACTGGGAGTCTTATTGTTTTTGTAAAAATCTATATATTTACATGTATATTATGGTTGTGATGATAGATAAAAATGTTTAAAAATGAAAGGAGATTATCATCATGGAATTCAAGAAATTGTATGCAAAGGCTTTGTTAACACTGCCGTATGAGCAGTATATGAAACCGAATATTATTTCAATGTTGGCGTATGCGTATGTGTGGCTTAAAAACCAAAATCAGTATTATATGATATTGTGCACGTCACAATATTATTGTACTGAAGCCAGCATAGAAGAAAGAAAACAGATGGAGGATATTTATGCATCTGTTTTATAAAATAATCCTGGGCTAAGCCCAGGTTTATTTTTTCACATCAAGATAAGCAAAACTCTAAGAAGGAGGTATAATAATGGGTTCTTTTACCAACAAGCATTACAATGAAACAGTACAAAGTTTAGTACAAGGATCACAAGATCGACTTAAAAACCCGTACTATCTTTTTTCTAATAAATCACCAACAGCTGTAATGTATTATAATATAAATCATAAAATGTCTACATTAGATCAAGGAACTAGACAAGTATATGATCATATAGGAGAAAATTCTCCTTTAAGATTTAACAAGATTATAGATTTTCAGTTATATGGTATTCCTAGGATAGAGATAGATTATAATGTTGGAGAATATGGTATAGAATCTCCAGTAGAAGGAGAAGCACTAATTCTTCCTAATACAGTAATACCATGTGTAGATGATATGTTCACTATCAACTATCTAGTTGATAAGCCAGTTATCTTTAGAGTATCAAAGGTATCTATAGATACATTGGATACAGGATCTAACTTTTATAGAATTCAATACTTTATAGATCGTGTAGATTTAGATGCTCTTAAGTATCTTAATGGTAAGCAGTTAATAAATGAGTATGTATATAAGCCTGGTAATATAGGTTCTAATTTAGTATCTGTTATTGCTAAAAAGGATGCCGATATTATAGAGAAATTATCTGAGGCAGCTACAGAAATTCTACACTACTATGCTGATCTATTCTTTAAACCATCTATACAGACATTTTGTTATCTCTATACAGGGATATTTATCTATGATCCGTATTTGATTGAGTTCTTAATTAGGAATAAAGTATATGCTGTACCAGACAATGAATATTATATGTATATTTCTCAAGCAGTACATACTCCTAGAACTTTCAATATAGAATATGAACACACTATCTTTAGAGATATAGAAAAAAGAAATCCTAAATTAAGAACTAATTCTTGTTATATGGTTCCTTGTCATGATCCCAATAGTTTACTTATGAATAGAATGGAAGACTATTTTGAATTATCTATTAATCTTAAGAATAAACCATTCTCTCCTCCTATCAATTGGTTGAATATGGAACTATTTGATAGAATAGTAAATAATAATCTATACGACGTGGATGACCCAGATGCTCCTATATATAGAAATATCATTATCAGGTGGATGAATGATAAATCATACACTGTAACTGATGAAGAGTTAGAGAATCTTATCAATCTATCTTATCATCCATGCAAAGATCTATTCTATGAGATTCCTATTTTGTTATTTATTCTAAATGATATAGTAACTGGTTTACAAGTAGATCTTACTAACTTACCATCTAATGGTAATGGTGCTATTGGTAATACTTCTGCTATATCTACTACAAATGCATTAGCAGATGATATTACTGCCGATGAATATGCTAATGGTGGAAATTGTAATAGAACTTGTATGTGTCCTAGAGGAGATACATATGAAAAACCAGGATCAGAAGATTCATATTTGACTGGTAGATAAAAAAAAGAATGGAGTTGGTATACCAAGCCAACTCCTGGGAATTAGAAATGTTAATTTGATTGGGGACCAAGTTATGTTAATTGATTTTGTGTATAAATTTAAGGAGGGTTGTTCACCTCTTTCTTTTATTTTACTCTATTAACTATACTAACAAATGATGTTAATATAAATATATATAAAACTTAACATAACTTGGGAACATTTCATACCCTAAATTAAACCTTCTACCTATTTCCTTACATTACCCATGGGGAAATATTGCTTCGGTTTCATATTAATAATATATAATTGAAAAAATGTTTATTTTACCAGAATAGGGCAATCCCTATTCTGGTTTAGCGTTTAATATACGTTCTAAGATTAGTTAATGTACGTTTCTTTTTTATTTGGAATATGTTATATGATGAAAACAATGTGTCTAAAGATTTGGTCCTAATACAATTACTTAATGCCACCATTGCATCTAAACTATTCATAAAATCTTCGTCACTATCAATATCTTCTATTAATTGTTTGAGAGCTATGAATGCTGATGCTTCTTTTCTAATAAACTCCATTATCTGATCATAAGGAGGGTTTGCCATGTTTTGCATCTCATTCATTGTATTATCAGGATTAAGGATTGCTACCATCTTATTGCCCTCCTATATTTTCTATTACAAGATGGTCAAGTTAATCTATAAAACAGTATGATAATCAGACACCTTATTAGAAGGAGGTTTTATTTGTGAGTGCTGTTGTAGACCAAATCATGTTAGAGGACATGTTGAATGAAGATATGGCAGATATTGCCATAACTGGTTCTTATAATGAAGCAATAGATACATTGCTTGTATATGATGAAGAAACCAAATCTTATGATCCTGATAATGGAATGATGTTTCCACCTGAAATTAAAGATTATAATGAATATTTGGATGAGGTGAAATAAATGCAATTGGTAGATGTAAATATTGCAGATGTGATGTCTGAAGGAAGTTATGATGAGACTTTAATGGAATCTGCAGATATGTTTATTGTTGATCAACATATTGACGATTTTAGAGAAGCTACTTATGATTTAATGGGTGGTTCTATATCTTTTGATGAAGCTGTAGATCAGATACTAGATGTATAACAGTAAAATAAAAATTATATCTTTAAGGAGGATATATTAATGAAAAAGAAAGTAGATGTTTATTGTGCAGCAGCATTTGTAGTAAATGGTGCTCCATTTGCAGGCAAATGCCTGAATATTGTTCTTGATGTTGAGGATATTCGTACGTGCTTGTTAAATAAAGCCTTTGTATGGGAATTGACTCCAGAAGGTAAAAGAATCCCTCTTGATTTTACAAATTATCGTCTTAACAATGGTGGTGTTGTTGATGATAAAACAATCGTGTCTAATGATGCTAGACTTAGAAACAATAATGTTACAAGAGTGATTGTGGATCCTGAAACATCTAAGGTTGTTAAAGAAACTAAAGTTGTAATTGAGAAAGTTGAAAAAGAAAAACCAAAAGTTGTTAAAGAAGAAAAGAAAGAAAAAGAAGTAATCAAGGAAGAAAAGAAAGAAGATGCTAAAGTAGTTGCTGAAATGGATGTAACTGCTAAAGTAGAAGAAACCAAAGAAGAAAAAAAGTTAGATAACAACTTTAAGAATAATAACAATAATAAACACAACAAGAAGTGATAACATAACCATAGAGGATGGATTCCTCTATGGTTTACATTGCAGTAATATATATTATTGTAATTGAGGTGAATTTCATTGGAACAAGAGAATCTAATTGGATGTATCCTATGTGAAGAGACCTCTGCTAATGTTGAATTTAAAGTCAAGGGAGAAAATCGTAATGGTTTTCTTATTGCAGAAGGGATACTTCAGCAGGGTAATGAAATAAACAGAAATAGAAGATATTATCCCACAGAAGAATTGGTAGCAGCTATTAATTCTCCTAGATGTAAAGAATTAGTAGAATCTGGTAACCTTAAAGGCGAAGCTGGTCATCCAACTGATACTTCTCTTTCTAGACAGGCTAAAGTAGATCCTACTTTAGAGCAAGTTTGGTATCAGAAACTTTGGATGGATGGAGATTATGTAATGGGTCAATTTAGAGGTACTAATAATGAATTAGGTAGATCCTTTAATGAAGACCTAAGAGATGGGCAAAGACCTTCATTCTCTCTTAGAGCTGTTGGTTCTTTGGTTAATGAAAATGGTAGAGCTACTGTAAAGAGAATGCAGATGATTACATATGATAGAGTTTATTTCCCATCTCATTCTAAAGCATATACTACTAGACTAGTTACTACTGAAGCTGCTGTTGGTGTACCATCTCATGAACAGAGATATTATGATATTAACAAGGATGACTATTTCTTTGTAAAGACTGATGAGATTAATAGATTAGCTGAACAAGGCAACTTTGTAGATTTGTCTGAGAGTGTAGTAACTCCTCTTAAACAAGAAGAAGTTAAGAACTATCTGTTATCTGAATCTGCTAATCTTAAACTTGCTTTAGATACGTTTGATTTACTTTATGAATCTATGGAAGTAGCAAATGATCTAGGTACTATGAAAGTTAAGACTACTTATGGTGATACTTTATATCTAGATACAGAGACTGCTCTTAGAAAAGAAATGATACACGAAATCAATAACTATTTTTAAATGCACTATCCAGTAGAGCTTAATAGCTCTACTGGTTTTTCTTTAGCAAAAACAAATAGATAAGATGAGAAATGAGGAGGTACCACTATGGTAAAAGAAGGTAGAATTTATGTAATTGAAGGTCCAGATGGTTCTGGCAAAACTACTATGGTTGGTCATCTTGTTGAAAGATTGAGTAGTGTTGGGATACCATTTGAAAGTATAGCATTACCCAATAAAGATTCTAGTATGTATGACCAAATAAGATTAGCATTAAAAAAGAGTTATGTAATCATAGATCAATTACAGAGATACATGCTCTATAACATGGATGACTGTTTCTCTAAGATTATAATTCCAAAGATTCAAACTGGTATGAATATAATCTTAGATAGATGGGCTGTATCTACTATTATCTATAATATGATAAATAGAGGTAAGCTTATTGAAGAGGTATACCTTACTTCTGATGGTAGTATAGATATGGAAGGTATAGTAAGAAGAGGATCTTGCTTTACTTGGCCTAATAAAATCTTTTACCTTAATACCCCTAAAAAAGTTTTAATAGAAAATGCTATTATAAGATCTGGAGTAAAAAATACAGAGATATTTGATAAAGAAGATATCGTCGAAGATTTATACAACGGTTATCAAGATTTTTATAAAGCTATCACAAATCCTATGTATAAATTTGAGGGACACAGAATTTATGAATTTAAAACTTCTATAAATAAGGATAGACATATGATGATTGATCCTAATCCTATATATTATGCCAATCCTTTTGATCCTGGATTATATATCTCTATGGAGGATAAAATATTTGATGAAATAGCAAAGGATGTTGGTGTGGTATGAAACTATCATTATCTATTAGAATACGCTCAAATCTAGAATTGATCAAGATCTTTTTAAATCATATTAATAATAGATGGAAATTGAGTACAGGAAAAGTTGTAGGATTTGCTCTGTCTATTTTATTCATGCTTTCAGTTCCTATATTATCAAATTATCTATATTCTCCTGATACAGAAACAGAATCTACAATGGTAATACTTATTTGTTTTATGGTAGAACTAGTAGTATTCTTGCTTATGTACTGTAGTTTTAATAAAACAAAAATAGAAAATGTAGGAAAAGAAATTGGGTATACTACTAAAACTTTTAAGTTTATTCTTTCTTCTTATAATAAAATAATATATAGATATGGATTACTAATACCAAAATACAAATATTTCTTTACACCTATAAGAAGAATAGAAGAGTTAGATTTAATAGTAGCCAATCTAGTATTGATAAAAATATATGAGCTGTATTTTAAGAACGTAGATAAGTATGGTCCTAGTACAGTTAGATATATACCTGCTACTGTAGTAACTGATCTTATCAATAATAAGGAATTCAAAGAATTTTATTCTGTATTATTCTTTGATCCTAAACTTAAAGGAAAGAAAAACCATTATGATGCATTAGTGGTTAATGTATTAGATGCTGTAGTAACAGAATTATATACAAAAGATTGGTTTACTGAGTACTATGATCCTGATAAGATAGATATGATTATAAATACAATACTAGAACAATGGTCTTATTTAGCTATTCAATATAATTTAAACATAGAGGATTATATTATAACAAAAAATTAAAAGTGAGTAGGAGAAATCCTACTCACTCATCTTATCGTAAAACTGTTACATTATAAATTGGTTCTGAGTTTAGATTTATATAAGCAGTATATGTATCTCCAGATATATTGCTATATCCACTGTAATCAAATATACCTCTTGCTATAAACTGAGACATTTTGATTATATCTGTATTATTGATAACCATATTTTTATTTTTTATCACATTGAGTTCTTTGTAAAGTCTATTCTGAATATATAATTCTAGATTAATATTATCAACTAATGGATATTTAGTAGCATATACATCTTCTTTGGTTAGGATTGATAAACCATCTAATACCTTTTCTTTAACAGAAGATATATAAGGAAAGAGAATTTGTTCTCCATTATAATAATCTCTTTGTAGATAATATGCTTGTAATACTATATCAGGTACTTCATATGGGCCCAAATACTTTTTTAGTATATCGTCATACTTAGAAAGATAATTAATAGTATTTATGTTGTTTGAGTACTCTATGTATCTCATATAATCTATATCATTATGCCTATTTGGAATTATCTTTTGATTACAGTGAGATAACTCATGAGCTACAATGAATAATAAACCTCCTCTTATCTCATTATCCATCAATTCAATATAATTAAACTTTTCAAATACACTATCAAGTCTAATCTCTATATATAACATACACTGAGATCCAGCTATTTCTATTTTTTTAGCGATATCTGGATTAGGTTCTGTCAAAGCTAATCTAATAGCTGGTGCAATATTATTGATTTTACCATTTAATGCGTCATAAACTTTCTTGACGTAGAGTATGCAATCTCCATAGGTTAGCATTATTTCTTTTTCTCCTTCTTGACTATTCTTATACCATCTATATCTCTATCAAATTTATTTCTATAAAATTTTATTTCTTCTATTGATTGAGATGATCTTATTGTATATAGAGCATTTCTAACATAATAGTCTAATTGTTCTTGAAATTTCTTTGGAACTTTTACAGTGTCATATACTTTCTTTATATGACCCAATGCTATTAGCTTAGCAGCTGGTAATTGTTTTGCTAATTTAGATATAGTTTTATTTAATTCTTCATATGTAAGTTTTTTACTAGCTCTTGGATCATTTTTAACAGTTTCTATTGTAAAATCACATTCTTTCTCTAGCATCTTCTCAGTTTCTTTGGCATTTTTTATGACTTCTTTTAAACTACTATCATTCTTTGGTCTATATGCTAGCATTGCTTTATAAAGTTTTCTAGCCTTCTCACCTCTTTCTGATTTTTCTGAAAGATAGTTAAACAATATCGGTTTGATTTTATATTTTCTTACAGTTGTATCTGTGGTTTTTTGAAATGAGTACCATTTTATAGATTTATCTCTTTCTATAAGAATTCTAATATTAGCATTAGAATAAATGGCGTCTTTATTCTTTGATACTGCTAAGTAAATTCCATATAGACTAGACATATCTAATCCTACATCATCGGGTTGTAACATTGCCATAAAATCATCGAATTGTTTTCTTTTTTCAAAATCAATTGCCATATTAATCCCCTCCATAGTAATAATATATTTCTATAATTTACTTTAGCACACATCAGTAACGGATTGTCAAAAGGAGTGTGAAACATGAATGATCCAAATGAAGTAAGATTAGTGGAGAATACTCAAATAGTAAGATATTATCAGAAATCCACTACTAATACATCCTTTGTTGAGATGAGTAACTATCTTAAATCTGTTGGTATAAAGAACAATAGATTTATGCTTACATTATTAGATCCAGATCTAGCAAATATAGATCCTCATGATCCTAATCTACCATTAATATATAAACAGAAAGTTCTATGTGAGATATATAATAACTTTTGGTATTATCTAAGAGAAGTTGTAAGAGTTCCTAGTGTTGGTGAACCATCTAAGTTTATTCTAAATAGAGGTAATATGGCTTTCCTCTATCTAGCTACTATGAACTTCAACTGTTATCTTATGCAGCCTCGTCAGACTGGTAAGACTATTGCAGCTGTTGCATTCTATCTATATATCTATAACTTCAGAACTAAGAATACTATTATTCCTCTTCTAAACAAAGAGTTCAAAGATTCTAAAGAAAACTTATCTCGTATTAGAGCAATGAGAGATTTGTTACCACCATATTTGAGATTCGATTCTGTATTCTCTATTATTAATGGTAAGAAGAAGAAAGTAACCAATACTGCTATCTTGATGAAACATGCAGTCAACATGAATGAGCTAAGAACCTATGCTAAAGCAAGAAATGATATGCATGCATCTAACCTATTACGTGGTCAAACATTCCCATTACTCTGGGCAGACGAGTTTGCATTTATACCATTTATGAAAGTAATCTATGCAGGCATGATCCCTGCTATGTCTAAAGCTACAGAAATAGCTAAGAGAAATAATGTTCCATATGGAATTCTATATACAACAACACCTGGATTCTTAACTACAGAAGAAGGACAATATGCATATAAGGTTCTGTGTAATGCTAGTAAGTTTAGTGAACAATGGTATGATTTACAATATTATCAGATTAGAGATATAGTAACTTCTAATAAACTTTCATCTTTCATTCATATAGAATTTAACTATCAAGAGTTAGGTTATTCTGAGGAATGGTTCTATGAGAGATGTAAAGAAGCAGAATGGGATTGGCTTACCATTAGAAGAGAATATCTATTAGAGTGGTCTGATGAAGCAGAGAACTGTCCATTTACTAAAGAAGAACTAGATATAGTTAAGAAATTCTGTAAGAAACCTAAGAAGACTATATTAATCTTTAATAGATATGAACTTAGAGTATTTGAAGAAATACCATTGAATACTAACCTAGTTCCTAAGTATCCACCTATAATTGGTGTTGACGTATCTGGTGGTGTATCTAAAGATAGTTCTGCTATTACTATTATAGACTCTAAGACTACAAGAGTCTTTGCAGAGTTGAATTGCAATGTTATTTCTCCTATAGACTTAGCTAGAGTAATAGAATTCATAGTACTGAATATGATGCCGAATGCTATAGTAAATATCGAATCTAACTCACTTGGTTTATCCGTGATTGCCAAACTTAAAGAAACCAAAGTAAAGAGAAACCTTTATTACGAGATAAAAGAAAAGGTGTTAGAAGAATCTACTATAGATGGTAAGATATACAGATCTAAGAAGATAGTTAAGTGCTATGGATTAAACAACAACAAAGATACTCGTGAAGAACTCATAGATCTACTAAGACAGAGAATGAATCTCCATAAAGATAAGTTTATCTCTGAAACTCTATATAGAGAACTTAGAGGATTAGAAGTAAAGAAGAATGGTAGAGTAGAACATTCTGATTTGGGTCATGATGACCAGATATTCTCTTATCTAATGGCTATCTATGTATGGTATGATGGTAAGAACTTAAGAGAAAACTTTGGTATAGAAAAAGGAGCTATTAAAACAGAAGAAGATGTAGATGATGTATTAGAAATGGCTACTGCTGCTAAGAATGATATTATCACTAAAGATCTAGCAAGAGTAACTAGACTAAATACAGAAGATACAGCTAAACTTGAGCAGCAAATAATGATGATGAAAAAAGCTCAAGGTATAATGTATAGTGACTTTGTAAAACAGCAAAGAATGATGGAACAACAGAGACTGATGGAAATGCTAAAGCATGATAATATCAAACAAGCATACGCTAATAAGTTTGGTGTAAATGCTGAAGATATATCTGTTGAAGATAACTATACAAATGGTGTATTACAGAATCTTCCTCCTTCTCTATTCCTAGACTTCAATAAAAATGAAGAAGAATTAGATCAAATGAGTATTTATAATAATTTAAACGCTTATGACTATAATGCTAACAATAGCGAATATGATGATAGTAGCTTACAATGAATAAGTATTCCTGTATGGACACATCCATACAGGAAACTTTATTTTAGAAATATACTATATAAGTGGAGGTGAATTAGTTGGAAGTAGCTGTTTATGATATGAACCAGATGCCAAAATATACATACTTAAATCTGGTTCCAGGGGAGGAGAAAGATAAACTAAGGTGTTTAAAGGCAATGAAGAGAATCTCAAAATCTAATTTCTATTATTGCAATACAAATACACCTGAAAATATCTTAAAGATCCAACCAGTAATGAAAGGAGAGAAGTATATATTAGAAATGCAACTAACACTAAACAAAGAATCTTTTGTAATGTAGAGGGATAATATAATGAATCAAGAACAACGTCAAAGAAACAAAGTCACTGCTTTAAATCATGTAAAGAAAATGGAGGAATTGTATAGATACCACATAGCTCATAGTATACAATATTCTAAAGTCTATGCTGAAAGTCATCAGTTTAATACTGAAATAGGAAAAACTAAAGATCAAGTAAAAACAGAACACATACTTGCTAAGTTAGATTCAGTATCAGCTGTAAAGAAATTTGCAGAAGAAGGGAAAATTTGTGTACTGAACTTCGCATCATATAAACATCCAGGAGGTGGATTTATTACAGGAGCAATAGCACAGGAAGAATGCTTGTGCCATGAATCAACATTGTACAATGTTATCTCTAGTAATCCGTTTAAACCATTCTATCAGTATAATAATGATCATCTTAACCATGGTCATTATAAGAATAGAGCAATCTATTCTCCAGATATATTATTTGTAGACCATAATGAAAAGGCAGTTTGTGCTGCTGATGTATTAACATGTGCTGCACCAAACTATTGTTATCACATTAGACAGAGAGTGTCTCTTAAATCAAATCTTCAAGCCCTTCAATCTAGAATAGAATTCATTAAGAAAATATTAATAAGTAATGGTATTACTATTGCTATTCTTGGAGCATATGGTTGTGGAGTATTTGGTCAAGATGCTTGTACTGTAGCAAAGATGTTTTTGGATACTTTTAAAGCAGATAATGGATCTATTCACAAAATAGTCTATGCTATTCCAGGTGGTCCAAACTATGCTGCATTTAACAATGTATTTAAATACGGTAGATAATTAAATGTCTTTAGACAAGAATGTAGGAAGGGGTTATAATACCCCTTCTGCATTTTAATATTTTTTATAAGGAGAGATTGTGTATGCTAGACTTTTTAATGAATGACAAAGAATATGAAATCCAGGCTAATGGACAAGTTGCTACTATCTTATCACAGTTTAATTCAGATTATGTAATGGATGTAGTACGGAATACTTTATCAGAACAATTTAATCATTTTGATACAGTTCCTAAACCAAATATTGCTGAATCATTTGAAACTTATTTTAAAGAGCTTCTAAGAACTTATCCTACAGATGAAACAAATATTCTAGAAACTCGTCATCAGACATATACTGATATTAGAGATATCATTTGTAGACAGTTTGCTTTAGGATTTGTAAATGAAGATGATGTTGATATGTATTCTATCACAACTCTTCTTTATGATTTTTTTGTGGCTAAGTTTAATTTTTATATGGTAAATTTCTATTGCAGATATATTGCTGCAGAGAAATCTGCTCTATTCATGAATATGGGATTAGAGAAAGCTTCTAAAGAAGATAATTCTAGTATGAATTATGCTAGACATGCATTTGGTGATGATGAAGAACTAGCAGCAGTTATTGCTAATCTTCCTGTTGTATTAGGAGCTCTTAAGAGTATTGAGGTTCCTGATAGATATGTATACCAAACAGCTTATGGCAACAACCAATTATTAATAGATCTTCTTGATTCCCATATTCAGCCTAATACTTCTATTTTCAATATTTATAACTCTATTTTATTTAATCCTGTTTTGTATCCAATAGTAGTAACTCAAATCAGAATAAAGATTCAGATGCAAAATACCAATATAGATCCTACTCAAATTAAAGGAGCCTTTGGAAAATGATCACGGTTTTTTGGTTTATAGTATTCATAATCGTTGCTGTTATTGTATTTAATATGATGCTTGAATCGTATAGATTTAATAATGGTATTTGTCGTAAATGTGGTAATAAACTCACACCAAGAACAGGTTTAGTTAATGGACAAATAATTTATGAATGTGAAAAGTGCCATAATATAGTTACAATTAGTGGTGGTAGAAAGGTATAGGTGATTAAAATGTTAGAACCGATCTTGATTTGCTTAGCATATTTTTTAATTCCATCTGATATAGCAAAAGCAATGATCTTTTTATATTTAGTATACAAATTATATGCATAATTAGGGGATGAATTAAGATGAAAGAACTGGAATTAGATAAACCACAGCAGAATATGTTTTATAAGGCTATTAATCCTGAATATGGGAAACTTTTTCAAGATGTATTCGATGCTGGATTAGATGATAGAGATAGATTGATGTTGGAGATATATGAGAAGTCTAAGGATGATGAATCCTTAGACGAGAAGAAAAAGAAAATTATTGCTGGCTGTTATTTAGCTCATATCAATGCTGTATGTGATGGATGTTTCTGTGGTCCTCTTATGTTTTTCTATGATAAGAAACAACCTAACTTAAAGAAATTTTATGGTGAAAAAAGACTAGTAAGATGTGTAGACGATTTATATACAATAGTAAAGAGATCTGGATTTGATTGTAGACCAGAATTAATGCCAGAACTTACTAAATCTCTTCTGGCATCTTATGGTTATTCTACTAAAGTACCATTCATAGAAGATAAAGATGCTATACTAATGATTCTCTTATCTAGATTTGCTAGAGCTATATCTCCAACTGATTATAAAAATATATGGTTTGTGGTAGATATGATTAAGAATATATCTCTTAATGCATATGCTACCCCAGATTATCTTAGAAACAATATGAAAATTCATGACCAAAGAATGAATCTAGCTAAATTTATTATTACAATCTATAATACTTATTTCAAAGATAAACCTCTTGTTCCTGATGTAGATAAAGCAGAAACTCCTGAATCTGCTGAGAGAGAAATCTAACACATCAAGGTAAAGATTTTTATAAGGAGGTTTAAAGAATGGGAAATAGTTGTCATTGCCCTTGCCCTCCAGGATATACTCATATATTAGAGCATATGGAGTTTGGTAATTGCATTCCTAATCATATATTCGATCCCAATCCACCACAATATTATGGTAGTGGATGGGTTTTTAATCCACCAGAATTTCATACCTTGTATAACCAGATTTCTAACTGCCAACCTGGTATGACATCTGGTTTATATAATCCTAATGGTCCTCTTAAGATCTGTCCTGCTAAATGTGCTGCTACAATGCTTACTGGTGTTTCTACACAAACTAAGATTGTTCTCTCTCTTACTTTTACTTATACTAATGATAAATTCAATAAGACTGTAGATATAGAACAAGGAAAAGTATATACATTTACTTATCTTGAGAACGGCACTATTAAGAAATGTACTGGTCTTGTTAATAATATCTACAAAGTAAACTCTATTGAAGAGGATGCCAATATCTACAAGATCAAGATAGATTGTTCTGCTAACTATGCTAATAGTGTAGTAGTGATAAAATCTGATCAAGTAAGAGATGTTATTCTGTATCAAGAATATGCTGAAGAAGATATGACTATTGAATCTTCTTTACATAGAAATGGTACAACAGCCGCAGCAGTTATTAAAGATGCTGTAATCAAAGATGCTTCTATTGATACTGCTGGCAATATTCTTAAAGGTACTATTGTAGCTGGTACTATTACTAATGGTACAACTGTAGATGGTGTAGCTGAAGGCATGAATGATCAAAACCATAAAGTCTATGTTATCAATTCTATGACTACTGGTGGTATCATTCAAGATGGATTCATTCTCTATGGCATGCTAAGATCTGGAGATGTAGATGGCCAGAAAGATGATAATACTGGTATTATAGAAAATGCTACTATTAATGGTATGATTGCTAATGCTCTTATCATCAATTCTGAAGTATTTGGTGGTAAGACAGAGAATGGTGAATATATCAATCCAGTTATAGAAGATTCTATTGTAGAAGATGCTCTTATAACAGGAACAGATATGGTTACTACTGGTGGAATTACTATTGGTAATATTACCACTGGTGGTGTAACTGTTGGTGGCACTGCTCAAGGTGGATATGCTAGTGGTTTAAAGAATGGTATTATATATCATATAGATGGTGGACAAACTGTTCCTATTACAGGAAAACAACTTAGAACTACTGGTGGTGTATTAACTGGTGGTACTCTTATGGGTGGTCAGAAAGTAGGTAATATGACTATTGGTGGAGTTATCACTGGTGGTACTTTAACAGGAGGTAAAACTACTGGTGGTGTTACTAGTGGTGGAACCTTCTCTACTGAACCTGCTACAGAAATAGCTTTACAGAATTTAAAAGTTGAACAAGTAAGTAAGTCTGGATCGACTGCTGTTACATCTGTTCCTAAGAAGGCTAATATTCAACCACCTCCGCCAATAACAGATACAGCTCAGATTGGTTTGCAGATGAATTAATATAAATTTAAAATATGAAAGGATGAATTCCTAATGACTAAAGCGCAATATCTTGCTGCTATGGCAAAATTTAAAACTAAACAGGACGCTTTTAATGCTGATACCTATGTGGCTAAAGTAGCTGGTAAACAGCTCTCCACAGAAGACTATACTACTGCAGAACAGACAAAACTTGCTGGCATTGATGCTGGTGCAGAAGAAAACGTAATCGAAAGTATTACTGTAAATAATGGTCAGCCACTGACTGTTACTGGCAAGAGTGTTAATATTGACCTTTCTGATTATGCTAAGACTTCCGAAATTGGTTCAGTCTATAAGTATAAAGGTTCTGTAAGCACTTATGCTCTGCTTCCATCTACTGATCTTGCTGTTGGTGATACATACAATGTTGAAACTGCTGATCCTACAAATGGTATCAAAGCTGGTGACAATGTTGCATGGACTGGTACAGCATGGGATGTACTTGCTGGTACAGTTGATCTGTCTGGTTATGTTGCGAAAGAAAATGGTAAGGGTCTTTCTGAAATCAATGTAACTCAGACAATGGTAGATAGTTGGAATGCTGCAGCTACTGGTGAAGATGTAACTCAGACCGAAATCAATGCACTTTTTGGTGAATAATTGAGTTTGCTGAAATAATTAAAATCTCTAGAAGCTCATGCTAGCTTCTAGGGGTTTTATTTAGGAGGTATGATCATGCCTGAACAACAAACTACAGTATATAAAAGATGGCCAAAGGCTATATGGGAATTATTTTGCCAAGAGTTTGCATCTTTCTTTTCAATGGCAGTATGTAATCTAGTTCTTATAGATGGTGTACAGATAGATAGCTTAGACCATGTATGCCATTTTGGTGTATGTAATACTGAAGCTAATATTGCGGCTAAGACTGTTTCTATTCCTCAGTTCAACCTAGTCACTGGTGCTAGAGTTACTGTTAAATTCTCTAATACTAATACAGAATCTAATCCAACACTAAATGTTAGTAATACTGGTGCTAGACCAATTATTTATAAAGGATCTTCTATTGCTGCAGGAGTATTATCTGCAGGTATAGTTTTGGATTTTGTATTTGACGGTACAAATTATTTGGTGATTGGAAATCTTAATATTTAATTATGTGAGAGTGAATATGATGAAATATAAACCCTTAATCATATGGGGGGGGGGTAATAATTATCAATCTCTTCCATCTATATGGATAAATATATCATCTGTTCTAAATAATGATTGGAGTTATTATCCTCCAATTATTGTTTAGGAAGGTGATGCTAAAATGGTAGAGTTAGAAAAATTTACATTTGATGATCAAACATTAAATGGAACTCATTCAACAGGAACATTAAGTGTAACGGGTGGAACCTCTATATTTGCACAAACCTCATATACAAATACAGGCTATTGTTTGAGTACAGGTGAAAATAATGCATATAGATTTAATCCTTATTCTCTTTTAAAATCTGATGGTGAATATTTATTAGAGTTTTATATATATTTTGTTAATAGTGGTAGAAGTGGAAGCCATGCATTTGATCTAAGATTAGGAGATTCTTCTAGTTATGTTTCTAATGTTTTTGGCTTCCAATATATAGATAATACTACTGGGCGTTTATGGGTTAATCATAAGTGGCTTGCTGAGAATAATGTTACTTTTGATACTAAAACTTGGTATAAAGTAAGCATAAAATTTAGCAGTGATGGAGCAAATATGAATTTTATGGATAAAAATTATACTATTACAACTTATGAAAATCCGATAGATATAGCAGGAAATTATGCAGAACTGTATATTGGTAGTAATTATAATTATATCTATATAGATGATCTTGCTTTATATGAAATTGTACCTCCATCCAATATATTTATTAATATAAAGATTGATGAATAAAATACTTCCTCTAGGTTATACCTAGAGGATAATTCTTTGTCTATAGTACAGCTAGATAAGATGATTATATTATAGGGGGTATTGTCATGGTATTAAGTACATTTAAAGAGTTTAGTGAATTCTTAGAACAAGTAAAGATTAATGTAGATGATTATATGTTGGATGATTCTCCACAATTAGATTATCCAAAACAGGCAGGTAGAATGTGGTATGAGAATACTAATCTATGGTCAGTTGTATTTTCTGATGGTCATTTAAAACCAGCACAGAAATATTTAGAGAAGAAATACTTTGATAAAGCAGCTGATACAAGATTATTTACTGAGTGTTTTATTCCATTATATGAAATGGGTAAGATGAAGAAGAAGTATGTTATGGATTACTTTTATAAAGCAGATCATAGAAAGTTAGATATGGAATCTATTCTATTTCAATCTATAGGAGAAAAAAGAGGTTTGTTTAGAGAACTTCTTACATTCTATCAGAAAAATCATATTAAACTAGAAAGATCAGATTGCTATGGTAATTTAGAAAATGGATCTGGTTTGATTACAGCAATATCAAAAGGATCTAAGAGAATAACCAACTTATTACTATCTAATGGTGCTGATCCTAATATGAGAGAAGGATTGCCATTACTTATTGCAGTTAAGAATGGTTATTATACTATCGCTCTAGATTTATTAAAGCATGGTGCTAATATCCACGATAGAAATGATCTCATATATAGAACCTTTTTAAAGAATGAAGATAAGAGATGGTGCCCAGCAGGGGAGGAACAATCTCATAATACTTTATTATTGGCATTTAAGAATGCAGAATGCAAATCAGGAAGGGAGAAAGTAAACAATGGCTGATAATGGCTTACCTTCTTTTATTAGACAAGAGAAAGACTCTCTTGTCTTTAATGGTAAAGGTCAAGAGATGCTTGCCTATATACCAGAGAAGTTCTTTGAAAGAAATATAGCAGAAGTAGAAGGAAATGTAGTTAATCTTTTAGGTATATTTCCCTATACAGTTCAGGATAAGAAGACTGGTAAAAATATAGGATTAAAGAACTTTAGATATCCTACTCCTATATATACAGAACCATACAGAATAGACAAAGTTAAACAGATTACTCTTACCAAGAATTCTATGCCTGAAGATTTTAGAATATTTAGATATCAAGATGGAGATGCTGTAGTATCTAATGTTCAGACAGTACAGTTTGTTGGTAATGTAGAAAAAGTAATCAATATGTTTTATATCCTAGGCTATATTCCTAATACAATCAAATATACTGATCTGGTAGACTATATCTTTGAGACTATGCATATCAATGGTAATGATTGTGAATTGAATGCTCAGATTGTTGGTATTACTATATCTGAAGTATGTAGAGGAATAAATGATATATCCAAACCATATAGATTAACTAAGACTACAGATGAGAATGCATATAGATCTATATCTATTAAAGAAGTATCTAAATTTACTTCTGCTTATACTGCATTGATCTCTGAAGACTTTGATGAATCCTTAATGTATGCATTAATGAATAATGATCCTAAAGAAACTCCATTGGAAAGAGTTCTTGTTGGTACTGATAATACTTAAATAATAGGTTCTGGCCACTTTCCTTCTTGAACATCATTATAATCGAGAGCTTTTGCAATAAGCTCCAATTATAATAATAACTAAAGATATTACTATAATAATTCTTTTTCTTCTTATAGTGTTATAGTAAATTCTTACAAAAGGAGGAAAAATCAATGGCAATCCCTGCTGTGAATATTATTTGGGATGATCAGTCTCAGATTAATGACGTTAGTATTTTAACTGAAGACAATGTTGATCGTCCTATATTTATGACAGTTATTACGGCAGACAAGGGGCCTGAGGAATGGAAACATAAAGTCTTTGGTCAAGATTTTTATGATTACTATGGTAAGACTCCATCATTTTCCAAACACGGCCAGGCTCTAATTCAGGCTGCTAATATTATTGATGCCGGTGGTTATTTGACAATTAGACGTATAATGCCAGATAATGCTCAGTTAGCAACTATGGGTGTATATGCTGATCTTAAGTTTAGCCAAGTTCCATATGCTCCTGCTAGCAATAATTATATCCCTACATGGGAAAATAATGATACTCAGGCTACTGTCTTATCCATGACTGACCCAGCTCCAGGTCAAATGAATTCTGCTGGTACTGGTCCTTTGTGGACACAAGTTATGACAAATGAGGTTACTGTAGAATTTAAATGCATTAACTATCAGATTCCATATGTAAATGGTGTAGCTTCTCCAAATGATCCAGCACAATATGCTAATTTGCTATACAACTCATATAGCAGCACTGGTGGCGTATTATCAAATAACCAAACATATCCATTATTCTTGATTGCTGATAATGGTCGTGGTGTGTCTAACAAGAGATTCCGTATTTCTCGTGATACCACTGCATCTAAACCAGTTCAGTATGTCCGTTACTTCTTAGAAGTAATGGAAGGTGATGATACTTTAGAGACAATGGCATTTACAATGGATCCAGATGTCATTGAACAAGACAGAAATATGTCTTTGCAGAATGTAATTTATCAGAAATCTAAACAGCTTCGTTGCATATTCTTCGAAGAAGAATATAAAAAGATGTGTGATAATATTGCTTCTTTGCTTAACTGGTCTAGTTCAACTGTTTCTACAACACCAATTTCATTAAGTTCAGATGAACTTATTAGAGCAGATCCATTGTTTGGTACTGACTTCTATGCTAATACTATTCCAAATCTTAATGTTATTAATCCATTAAATAACATCTTTGGAATTCAGCTTGAAGGTGGTGCAAATGGTTGGGAAAAACCAGATCCGCTCAATCCTGCTAATACTATTCCTACAAATTTCCCATTAGAATCTATTCAGTATATACCTAAAGCTTCTGCTGCATTCTCTGGTGGTAGTGATCCAGCTACTGATTTCATTGTTCCTCCAGATGATGTATTTGATTTTGATAATAATAGAATTGATGCTGTATTTGATGCTAACTATCCAAATTCTGTAAAGAGATCAATTGAAGAACTTGCAGCATTCCGTGAAGATTTTGTATATTTCCGTGATATGGGTCTTGGATTGAAAAATACTGCTAGTATTGAATATGCAGATAAGGCAAATCTAAAGAATAGATATTGTGCTACATATGCAAACTCTTATGATATCTATGATCCATATACTCGTAAACAGATCTCTGTAACTGTTACTTATGATCTTGCACGTCTATTTGTTACTCACTTTATTAATGGTAGATCTCGTCCATTCTGCGGTATCAAATATGGTGTTGTTATTCCTCAGGATGATTTTGTTCCTGGTACTCTTAACTTTACACCAAAACGTACTCCAAATGCAGATCAAAGACAGTTATTTGATGATCTAAGAATCAACTATATATCTTTCTATGATGGCACTATTTTGGCTATGAATTCTGAATATACTTCTCAGACTGAATATACTCAGCTGAGCTGGATCAATAACGTTCTTGCTGTACAGCAGGTTATTAAAGCTATTCGTGTCCTTTGTCCAAAGATTCGTTATAGCTTCCTTGATGGTGAAGATCTTGAAAGATATAAATCTGATATTAATGAATTAATAATTGATAAATATTCTAGTCTGTTTAAGTCATTCAAGATTGAATACGTTGAAAATGGTATGTATGATTCTAATAAGATCATCTATGCTATTCTTAAAGTTCAGTTTAGAAACTTTATTCAGACTGAAATATTCAAGATTACTGCATTACAGTCTTAAGAGAAAGGTGAGGTGAAATAACAATGGCAAATCCAACTCCATCAAAACAAAATAATATCTTTACAAATACTATGGTACCAAGAGAAGTAACCTCATTCACTCTTATGCGTGGTGTTACAGATTTTTCTAATCTGCAACAGTATGACTTATATGAGACTGGTTATAGTTTCCTTGTATGCCTACAAATTCCTAAATTCCTGAATAAAGCCAAGAAACTAAATACTCAATACGAGACTTTAATTAACTCTTATGGCCATATTATTGAATATGATTTTACTGGTGTTCAAGGTATTGAGGATATAACCACTGAAACTGGTGCTCTTACTAATAATATTGATACTCTTAATATTATTACTAGAGTAACCGAACAATCTGGTGCTAACTTCTCTATGAACTATTTCGAAAGATCCGGTTCTATTATCACTAAGACTCATGAATTGTTCCTCCGTGGTATCAAAGATCCAAGAACTCAATATAAAAGATATCTTGGCCTTATTACTGGACCACGCGGTAATAATGAAACAGATAATGGTGATAGTTTACAGGCTATGGAAGCTGCTTATCAGAACGAGGTATTCCATTATCTTCTCGTTATAACAGACAATACTGGTTTTAATGTTGAGAAATCTTATATCCTTGCTTCTGCTCAACCTTCTCAAGCTAACACTTCTATATACAATGTAACTAAAGGTGAAATTGGCTTTAGCCAGATTGCAGTTCAAATGAATGCATTCCCAATCACTGGTAGAATCGTTAATAATAAAGCAGCTACTTTGTTAGATTATATCAACAAAGCTACTTGCTTTGATGAAATGGAATTTGGTTATAACGTTCTTGGTGATACTAGTGGTATTGATATTGATAAGATTGGCAAGTCTATGTCAGTTTCTAAAGTAATAAATAGTTCTAATGTTATTGCTGATAAGATCACTGGTAATACTACACCACGAAATTATTAACTAATATATAAACCCCATTTTAGAAGTATTCCCTAATAAGTATCTCCCAAGGTCGTTGCTGGCCTTGGGAGAATTTATGTCTTAAACAGTTTGATAATCGGAATACTCTAGTATTGGAGGGAATACATTGAAAAAGAGAGAAATAGATTTTTCTATGATGAATCCTAAACAGAATATTAGGATTGCTAAGAACATTCAGAACAATATAAATGATATCTATCAGAATACATATTATTCTGATAATAAGGATTCCTCTTATATTGAAAATATCAGAAGAAAGATGGACCTTGATCTTAACTATCTTCAAGATAAGAATAAGATCCGTAATAATGGTGTAAATATCTCTGATCTGTATGCTAAGACATTAGCTAAAACAGATGAGGGAGTTATTAAAGAACTTAGAGGAGCATTGCAGGATGAATCCATGATTACAGATATCATGGATATGTATTCTAAGAATGCTATTATTAAAGACTTAGATAGAGAGATAGATGTAGTATGTAAGTATATGCCTAAATTAGATCAGGCATTAGATATTAAAGCAGATCATGTTATGAGTGCAGATCATTTTAATGATGATCCATTAGAACTCACAATAAATAATAATGACTCTAATGCATCTACTAACTCTAATCCTAAGTTTGGACAGAAGAAAGACTTAGATTCTTTCAAAGAGAAATATGATATTTATAATAGAGCAAGAAAGTGGTATGATAAGGCTTCTAAGTATGGTGAGTGTCCTGTATATATTACATCATATAATAAAGCATTACAGAGAATAATGCAAAGAACTGGTAAATCAGACTTATTATCAGAATCTGCTATTACTGAAGCAGTAGATAGCGTTTCTGTTCCATTGAAGTTTTCTTATACTATTCCTATTAATGAATCTATGAACGATTCAGAATTAGTAATAGAGAATAGTGGAGCTATTAAAGAGGGATATACTGATATAGAGGTCGAATTAAACCCCTCAGGGGTAATACCCAGTGTAGTTACACAGCAAACTACTCTCAGACGTGTTTTGCGAGAATCTCGTGGTGTATTTCAGGCTAAGGGCGTCAAATCTGACGACACATTACTCAGTAATGTAGGATATCTGAAAAATATGAATAAAGAATTCCAGAAATTTGCTAAAGAAGGAGGTTCTTTAAAACAACCTACGGCATTAGTAATTGATGGATTCTCTGATAGAGAAAAAAAGAAAAAGGAAATTGCTAAAATAGATGTAGCAGGAGCTGTTATTAAAATTCTAGATAGAAGTATGCTTAAGCCTTTATATATTGATGATACTTGCCTAGGATATTACTATATTGAAACTTCTGGTGGTATGAAATTTGAAGAACAGACTACATTCACATCTACATTAGGTGGTTTAAGACCTAGAAGATCTACTAGAGATAGAGAAGATTTGGATAAGAAATCTCAAATAGATGATGTATTGATTAAGATTGCTAGAAGAATATCTCAGAAGATAGATGCTAACTTTATCAATGCTAATCAGGATCTTACACAAGAGATTTATGCTATTCTTAAATATAATGCAGATCATGGTGCTAATAGTAAAGTAGGTAAGATTAGAGTAACTTTCTTGCCTCCAGAAGATGTAGTAGTTATTGCATTTGATATCAACGAAAATACACATAGAGGTAGATCTGATCTTTATAAATCTCTATTCCCTGCTAAATTATATTCTTGCTTGTATATCTCTAATACTATTGCTCTACTTACTAGAGGATATGATAAGAGAATTTATCAAGTAAGACAGACAGTAGATACCAATATCTCTGGTGTATTGATGAATGTTATTAATCAGATTAAACAGTCTAACTTCAATCTAAGACAGATTGAGAATATGAATAACATTATGAATATCACTGGTAGATTTAATGACTTAGTAATTCCTCAAAATGCTAATGGAGAATCACCAATTAACTTTGAAGTATTACCTGGTCAGAATATAGAGATTAAAACAGACTTTATGAACTCTCTAGAAGAAATGGCAGTAGATCTTACTGGTGTTACTATAGAGATGCTTAATGCTCGTAAGGATGAACAGACTGCTACTCATATTACTATGACCAACTCTAGATTCCTTATGAAGATTTATGCTAGACAACAAGCATATCAGAAGTTCTTATCTCTAATCTGTACTAAGATATATCAGGCAGAATATGATACTACTGATACTATAGAAGTAAAACTTCCGCCTCCTGCATTCCTTAACTTTACAAATGTAACACAACTTCTTGGCTTAGGTGGAGAGCTAATCAATAACATTGTTCAGATGAAGATGGGTGCTGAACAAGATGAAGAAATCAAAGCAGAGTTTATTGGTAAATTGATGAGATATTATTATGAGACATTCTTACCAATGGATGAAATAGATAAATTAGCAGATGAAGCAAAAATAGAAGTAGAAGCAAGAAGACCTTCTGATCAAGTTGCTGCAGCTAGTATGCCACAACAAGGTGGTACTGAAGAAATGCCAAATACAGAAGAACCTCAAATGGGTGGAGAAGAACCACAACAATTTTAACACTAAACTCCCACTGCTCTGTTTCGAGCAGTGGGAATCTATAAGGAGGTATATATTAACAACAACAAGCAAAACAGAAAATGATACCGGCATATCATCATCCATTATACTATTGTCAAAAAAAATGAGGGACCTTTTTACAGGTCCCCCATTTTTAATGTGGTGCTATATTATTAGCACCACTTGTCATCTTCTTCCTCCTCCTTTCCTTTTTTCTCGGCGCTGGAAGATTTTACCAGGTATTTCTTTGCCTTGTCAGAGATTTCTTTTTTGAATTTTTCCTCCCTCTTTTCTTTCTCCGTGTTTGCTGCTACCTTGTTCAGATGAGCAAGCATCTTAGTAATGTTCTCAAGGGCTGCGTCCTGTTTCTGGATATGCTCCTCAATAGCGCTGATACCCAAGTTTTCCTTAAGAGTATTCAGCTTCTGCTCACGTTCAGCTAACTGAGCATCTGCTTCTTTTTCTGCTTTTTCTTGCAGATGCTCAAACTGTTTTTGGCGGTATTGGTTTATCACCATACCGCCTACAGACGTGACAATATCCCAAGCCATCCACTTTACATTTGTGGACGTCTTGTTCTGCTTAACCAGATCTTCCTTATTCACTTTTTCAGTGAATTCGGCTAAGGTATCCTGCTGCTGCATTCCACCTGCTACCAGAGTTGCCAGAACATTTGCGATTTCGTTTGCGTTTGCCATGATAAAGATCTCCTTTCAAATCAAACATGTAACACTTAATCTCTAGTGTTACTTCTCTTTATCACGACTATAATATACGTTTGAAAAATTCGATTTTTACAAAAAATAAGGTATAGGGATTTCTCCCTATACCTAGTATTATTATTTCTTAGATGGTAATGACTTTTCTTTTGATTCTATAGGGGTATTAATCATAGTCATATTAGATTTACCATTTACATCAAACTTAGTACCAAAGAATTTAGTCCATAGTTTAGCCAAGTCCTCAAATTCTTTTGTATCTAGCTCAATCTCAAGTTCAATCTTCATATTTACTCACCTCACAAATTCTACTACTGTCTTTAATTTTTGTTGATTCATATTCTGCATCAGAGCTTTATCCCTTTCATCTAGCTCATTTACTTGTCTATCTAATTCTTCTTGAGATAACTTAATCTTGGTTCTTTGAGTAGCATAAGTTTCAAATACTCTTTGTTTAGATCTAAAGAAAGCATTAATAGCTTTAAATCCTGTATCTACCACTTCTATATACTTAGTATCTTTAGCTCTTGTTCTACCTAAAGACTGTATAGCTAACTTAGGAGATTTAAATGGTTCATTAAGAACTATAGTCATTTCTAGTCCAGCCAAATCTAATGCTTCTCCGGCAGATTTGGTAGTAGATAAGATTATCTTATTATCTAATTGAGCTCTCTTCATTTCTTTAGGAACAGCGGATGTATATATACCTATAGGAATATATGGGAAGTAATAATGTAACCAGTTATATGTGACTCCTATAGCATAGTTTGTTCCTATATAGATTAATACCTTACCTTCGGGAGATGTATTAGTTCCTATAATCTCCATAAGCAATCTAAGTATCTTAAAATAATTGGGTTTAGTTACTAGATAATCAGTATACTTATTTCTATTGAAACCATACATATTTTGACAAGCACCAATATCAAATGGAGTAGGATTAGAGTTGAAATGAATAGATATATACTCAGTATGAGGATCATTCTCTTCATCGAATAGACTTAATTTAGGTACTTTCTCATAACATCTTTGATATATTCTATCTTCATCTCGATCTGATCTCATAGGAGTAGCAGTAAGATAATAGGTCTTCCATACATCAGAGAAATTGTCTATCATCATAGTATTATCAAAATATAGATGAGATTCATCATATATCTTAATACCTATTCTTAGCATCTTAAAGAGATCATGTACTTTTTCCCATCCATTTGTTTTAGCATAAGAAGATATAGTATCATGAGAAACTAGATAAAACTTAATATGCTTAGGATTATGTAATCCATTCATAAGTTTTACTATAGATGCTTTTCCTGCTATAATATAGATCTGATCTTCCCTTACATCTGTATACTGTAGTATTCTTTCTTTCCATTGCTGTATCCAGTCTAAACTATATGTAATCATCATAGTCTTTACTCTATAATATGCAAATACAGCTATAGCAACAAATGTCTTACCAACTCCAGTATGCAGATTTAAGAATATCTGAGACCTTTCTCTATTACCACAGTATTGATCAGCACCTACACAGAATTTTAATGCTTCTACTTGTCTTTCATCTCTAGGTTTAATCTTCATTTGAATCATAGAGAGTTTATCAAATGGATCTGGTTCATATTTAATAAACAATTCTCCACTAAAGTTTCTCTCTATAGCAAATTGATCCATTCCTGATGGTAAGTAAAGATCTTTGGTTTTACTATCATAATACATACCAAAAGGTTCTCTTCTAAATCTTGCTTTATTCCATATAGAGAACATCTTCTCTAATATTGGACTATCACCTATATCATAGTTATGAACTATGGTACAAGTATGTCTTCGTTCTACTTTAATCATTCTTTTTCACCATAGCTTTAAGTTTGTTAGGAGCTTGACCTACTATTTCATTGAATTCCTTATTGGCTTCTTTAAGATTATCACTACCAAATATATTGATAGTTTTATCTTTCAGTACATAGAATACATAGATTCCAATACCAAAAGCTAAACTAAATACTAAGATAAACAAAGAGAATTGCTTAACAGTTTCTACAGTCATACTAAAACCTCCAAATAAAATATAGGAGATGGGAATTCCCATCTCCTAATTGTCAAACTAAAATTATTTATTCATCTAATCTATGCTTCTCGTATCCTTTAGGTCTTAAAGCATCCATGAAAGCTTTACTATCAACAATCTCAGGATGACCAGGAACAACCCACATTACTGGACTAGTTCCTTCAGGAACAATCTTCTCATGACACTTATCCCATACTTCATGATCTACATTCATATATTTTACAGGTTTATGCATATAGAATGGATCGAAGCAAGAAGTCTTAGTCTTCTTATAAGTCATGGGTTTATGAAGAGCTCTAGCAATATCCTGATATTTGAGAGATACTATAACAGATCTATTGTTAGACAAAGCTTCCTTAAGAGTTAATACTTCATAAGGCTCATTGTATCTACTCCAATCAGGCATCTCAAATCTATCATAAGCACTTCTAATCTGATTTGCTATAATGATTTCAAGATGTACAGAACGACAGTGAATCTTCCCTCTAATAACAGCATCAACAAGCTTCATAATAAGCTCATCAATATTATACTGCTTAGTTATATCTTTCTTATCAATAAGATCAGTAAAGATATCCAATGCTTTACCAAGGTCATTATTCATCATCTTAAGATAGAACAGCTCCATATCTTGAAGTTCCATTAATGGAATTTCTAATACAGATTCGCTAAGATTATCTTCAGTTTCAGGAGAATCTTTAAGTTTATCTCTAATTATAGCAGTAAGAGCATTAGAGAAATACATTCTAGCTTTAGTATCATCCCCAGATTCCTTATCTATAATAGAAGATATAGCATATTCAGTTCCATCAGGAGACTTGATAGTCATATCAGTGATATACTCATTATAGATCTCTGCTGTATCATCAGTAGTATCAAACTGACCATTGGAATAGAAGATATGCTTAAAGAAGTCACCATCATTCTCAAGCTGTACATCTTCACCCTTAATGATTAAACTCCATCCATCAAGACTTTCTATAGTCGGGAAAGTTTCATCATTAAGAAGAATAGCATTAGTATCTACTCTGAAGAACTTATAGAAATCCAATACCCAATTGATTGCTCTAATAACTGTCTCTAACAGATGCTTAGCAGACAATCTCATCTGAGTATACTGAGATGTGATTATCTCTGTAGCAATACGACCAACATTTATATCTCTATTGGTTCTTGCTAACTCACCATAACAATGTCTACAAATACCTTTACCCATAGCAAAAGATTTGCACATAGCAGGAGTTCTAAGGTAAATCCACTTACCTATAAGATTAGTACAATCTTTAGTAATCAAGAACTCAAAGCCATTTAATTCCATACGAGCATATCTATCAATGAAATGCTCTAACACTTCTTTATCTTTAATAAAGATATGAGCAAGATTATTTGTATGACAGTCATAATCCATATCTGGATTTAAGAAAGTATCAATATTATTCAGACCTAAGATACGAGAGAATCCACCAGAGTCTCCTACATTCTTCTTAGAGATAATCTGTGCATTTCTTGCAGAATAAGCATCAATGTAGAAATACAGGAGATTGTCAAGACCACCAGTGATATAGGAAGTATTTACAATATCATGCAAGATACTACCATGACCATCAGGTTTGGTACCAATATTAAATGAATTTTCTTTCCATTGACGTTTATTGATACCTTCTTTAGCAGCAAATGGATTTCTTAAGCAATGTTCATGTCCCATGATTTTCTTAGAATCCATAAGCAATTCTATAGCTCTATCTGCTGCTTCCAAACCTCTATCTTTTACTTCTTCTAGAGGTATATTAGAATAGTCTTTATGAATCAAGTCATCATATTCAGGACAAGCATCCATCATCTCTATAGTATCTTCCAGATTCAATGTATTAGCAATATAGAAAGAAAAATCATCCACATCAAGGAAATTATAGAGACAATCTGCTATGATATTATTCATAAGCACATTGTCCATATTCTCTCTTCGTTCTGTGATAAAATGTTTGTCAATAAATTTCTTGATATGACCACTATTAGTATGCTTAGCAAATACTAAATGCCATGGCTTAATCTCTCTATCTCCATTGGCAATAATAGCATACCAGAGTATAATATTAAAAAAGTAATCGGTGATGCTAAGATCAACAGAATCTCCATTACCGAAATCAACGGTAATGAACATATGTTGTACATAGTCAGTCTCAATTCCATCCTTCATAATACTGAGAATTCCATCATAATGGTTTCTCCAATTCTCTATGACTATATCTTTTGTATGAATAGTCATCTTTTGTTTTTGAACCAGCTCAGTGTACACATAGTAGTTGTTCAGATTCTCCAACATGCTGTTTCCTCTCCTTTAGAAAAAATTCATAAAATACCCTTATTGATATAATGTGCTGAAAGGTATTAAAAGTTATTATCCTTTCCTCCTTTCTCATTTATATAGTATATCTCTGTTTTTTAGTTTACCAAAAAAAATGAACTTCCTTGTTCATTTTATCTAAATGATATAGTGACGAGTATATTGCAAGCTGATTTTTTTTGAGTGTTTTTTATGGCAAGATATATATTATTGGCTACACATATATCTTAGTTATTGAAGGGATTATAGGTGGGTGTCATCCTTGACTCACTATATCATTATAATAATATATAATTGAAAAATTTTTTACTTAAACAATATTGCACCAGTAGAGTCAACAGACTCTACTGGTTAGAGGTTTGTAGTAAAAGAAAGCAGAATTAAGATGAGAACTGAAAGGTCATATACTTATAGGGGAAAGTACATGATAAGAAGTATAATAGTTAGGGGTCTATCATCTTCTTTATTTAGATGTAAAAACCTCTCTAGGGATTTCTCCCTAGAGAGTTTATTTTAACGAACAACTTTAGTCATATCAAATGCTCTTGGAGAGAGCTTAATGAGTTTCTGTTGTGCTTTCTTAGCATCTCTACGAACCATGTTATTGTACTTCTTATAAATTCTATCAAGTAACTGACGTTCCTTAATACGATTCTTTCTAAGAAGTTCAAAGTCATTATCGCCTTTTTCACGAGCCATTTGCATTGATGCAAGCATAATACGACGATCAAGGTCAGCCTGTTTGCTCATACGAACAATAGCTTTACGACCAACTACACCTGCTTCTTCTAAATATTTAAATTCATCAGAATTTAGATATTCATTTCTTTCAGCTTCATTCATAGATGCTACTCTATCTACAATCAAAGCTTCTAAGAAAGCAGCAGTATCAGTAATACCTTCTCCACCTTCTACGTTTTCATAAGTTTCATCCAGACTATCTACTGTCTGGAGATCTGCACTTTCATCAAGATTTCTAAATAATGGCATTGTTAATTACCTCCTATATAGGAATTATTTGCTATAGCAAACACAAGTATAGTGTTTTATTGTAATGTTTTAGAAAGAAAGTTGTAGAGTAAAAAATTTTTTAGATATATATTATTTTATTGAGTAGCAAAGAGAGATGGTAAGAGGTAGAGGCAACCACCTCTCTACTCCTATCAACTTTACATACACACTCCTCTACCTCTTTTTTTAATAAACCATGATTTTCACACTAAGAGTAAGAAGCAGAATTTATCTGAACAAGGAGAATAAAATCATGGTCTATTATTATGCTGAAAAGATAGATAATATTGTTTTAGTTACAGAATTCGTATTATCTGCTAAATCCAGTTCTTCTAAATCTTATGCTTATTATGATAACCGTAGGTTATTATTTGAAGAAACTTTAGTATCCTCTATTAAAAATAATAAAATAGAAAGTGTGGTGAATGATATTCTTAAAAGACTTATTAAGAGGATACTGAATGAAACCAATAAAACTTTTATTAGTGATGAATTGGTGAATAAACTGAGATGCTATATTTTAGAGACATTAGAAACAGAATTGGAGGAGAATAAACAATGGATGAAAAAGAAATCAATATAATCACTGGTTTTAAGGCTTTCCCAAGATTACATTTATATATGCAGACACATAGAAAGATGTGTAATGACTGTCATGTAGACTTTTTCATCATATTGAAGAATGAAAAGAGATTTCTTCACAGATTCTATTTAGTAGATGCCCTAGGATTAGGAAGATATGATCCTAATAAACTTAAGAAGTTTATTAATTGGACTAAGGATAGTATGGTTAAGTATACTGAAACAATGTTATCGAAGAGTTCAGTCGAATTAAACTCCCAAGCATGGGATAACATTAGTATGACCTATTATGAGGTTATATCTAAAATATGTGAGGAGAATAAGTAAATGAATGAGGAAGTAGAATGGAAAGTTTATGAGAACACACCCAAAGGGGAATTTATTGATCGGTATAGAAAAGATATGTATGAGATATTACATAGATCTCTTCCATTACTTCAACCATTTGAGTTAGAAGAAGGGATAAACTATTCGATCAATAAATCATATCAAGGACACAATGTAGTTATAGATAATAACTATACTAAACGAAAAGCTGAAATTGACCTATTAGATTTGGGAAATCAACTCCTAGAAGGTAAGTATATAATGACTACCTCAGGAGTTTTGTTTCAGAAACATGATATGGTCAAGAATCCTTTTTATAACTTCATCCAATATTTAGTAGATAAACGAGATGAAGCTAAGGAAAAGATGAAGACAGCTCCTGGAGGAAAAGGAAGCGAAGAATGGAAAAAGTATAACCTACAACAGCTGAACTATAAAACTTCATGTAATGCACTTTATGGTTGCGCTGGTAATTGGAGTTCTGTATTCTATAATCTATTCTTGGCTACAGCAGTAACAGGTCAAGGAAGAGGATGTATATCAGCTTCTATAACCATGTTTGAAGGATTCTTGGCAAACAATGTTAAGTTCCATAATCTTAATGAAGTTCATACATTTATGAACAATATTTGTCAAGATCAGAAGAAACCAGAAATGCACAAATTCTATGATTATGATTGGTTGGATAGAAATGTAACTATAGAAGAAGCATTCTTAAAGATAATTCATAATTGTGATTGGCCATTCTCTGATCTAGCAAAGAAACAGATATGGAATTACATGAATAATTTATCTCAAAGAGAACTGAATGTAATCTATTATAAGAACAATCTATATGAATTCTGTAAGAATAAAAGAGTTGTGGATTTGATCATGACTATTCTTACTAAACTTAATTCTCCATTCCTAGATCCTAATAAACCGAATGAAGAGGTTAAAGAAGAACTAGAATTATTAAAAGAACTCTTGTTTGAGTATGTTTATTATCGTCATTTATGGATAGATAAACTTGATAGAGTTTATACTATGATGAGAGATGTTGTTCTTATAACAGATACAGATTCTTGTATTGTATCTCTAGATGAATGGTATAAATTTGTTAAGCAATATACCATTGGAGTTCCAATGACTATCAAGTATACTTATGAAGAAATTAAGGAACATGAAAATAGAGTTATACTTGAGATGAAGAAAGCTGAGAGAGTAAATGAGTATGATTTCTATAATGATAAACTAGTAGAAGCTAAGAGACTTAAATATCCTACAGTTGTCATTGAAGAAGATAATCTTAGATACTCTATAATCAATATAATGAGTTATATTGTATCTCAGCTTATATTGGATTACATGGTATTATTTAGTGAGAACTATAATACCTATGCTCCAAATAGAGAATGTCTCTTAATAATGAAAAATGAGTTCTTATTTAAATCAATGCTAATTACATCTGGTAAGAAGAATTATACTTCTCTTCAGCTAATACAAGAAGGAAAATGGATACCAGAAGATAAACAATTTGATATCAAAGGAATGCCAATCGATAAAGTAGGTATACCAGAATCTACTGCACAAAGATTGAAGAATATATTGGAATACAATATCCTTAGAACAGACTTTGTTGATCAAGTAGACATAATCAAATCTTTAGCAGCACTAGAAAAAGAGATTTATATATCTCTAGCAAATGGTGATAAAACTTATTATAAACCTGCTAGAATAAAATCTATGGGTTATTATGATAATCCATTTATCATTCAAGGTATCAAAGCATCAATAGCGTATAATGAAATTAAGTCTAAAGACGAGGAAGCCATAGACTTAAACGAAAGAAATACTGTTTTGATAATCAAAGTAGTACTAAATAAGAAGAATGCTGATAAGATTGCAAAAGATTTTCCAGAGCATTATATAAGATTAGCTAAGTTATTAGAAAGAAAAGAATTTAAGAATGGTCTTACTTCTATAGCTATTCCATTTAATGTTCCTACTCCTAAATGGGTTGTTCCTTTCATTGATTATACTACTATAATCCAAGATAATATTAAAGTATTTCCAGTAGAAGAACTTGGTATTAGTAGAGAAAACAATGCTACGGTTACTCATTCTAATATTGTTACTTTCTAATACAATTACCCTAGGAGATTGAATTCTCCTAGGGTAAATTTATTTTTAGTAATATACTATTTATAAGAAGGAGTTGATAGAGATGATACAAGAATTTGAAAAGATCATAATCGGTGGAGTAGAAACAGAAGTAAGAAGTTATGAATCAGCATTAGCAATTTATAAGAAAAGAACAGGAAGAATATTGAAAACAAAAGATTATCTTAGTGCTTTATTCTTTAATCTAGGATTTAATATGATGCCTAAGAACTTTGATTTTATAAATAAGAAAATACCAATAGAAAATATAGAGTTCGAATCTATGATAGACTATAACAAAACTATTCCTATATATATTCGTATGAGTACTTATGATAATACCCTATATGATCTTTTAGAAACTATAAAATTTTGGTGTAAAGGCAAAATTCATAGTGGATTGATATTAAGTATAGAGAATACTTATAAAGATAAAGTTACTGATAAAGAAAATCTGTGGAGTAGAGAAAATAATTTTGATATCAAACGACCAGCTATAGTTTCAGAAAAAGCAAAACAATGGTATGGTAGTGATATAATAACTTCTAGATTATATAATCTAAATCCTAATATAAATGAGGATTATTTTGATAATCATATCCAGAAATTTGATACCATATGTAAAAATGTGCATATAGAAGATCCTTGGATATTATTTATAATGGCTTTAGCAGAACCAGATTCTATAATGTCGCTCATTAGAAGAGTAGAAATGGAAACTATTGAAAGAATTGGTGGTGATGAATATGTTATGAATCTATCTCCAGATATGGTGATAGATGATTTTCAAGCTGTATTTAGATGCTATTCAAATCAGATATATCAAATTTATAGCAGTCATGGTATTCAAGGTTTAACCAATTTTGCTACTTCTGTAAATAACTCTAAGAATATATCTAGAGAACTAGCGCAAGAGTTATATAGTGGATATGTTATTCCTGCAAATGCTTTAAATGCAGCACAAGAAGATCAATCATTTATAGATACATTTTCTATGCTTACATTAGAACAGAAGAAAACGTATGTAGCTGATCTTGATATTAATAATAGAGAAAGAAATATCATATCTATTATATCTAGATATGTGGATATTTCTAATCTTAATAAAATGCTTAAGAAGCATACCGTGAATGATCATGGATTATATATAGATACAATGAAAAATCTATATATTCTTATTTCCCAAATAAATATCTATATTCCAAATTATATTGCATTTCTTAGTGAAAAAATGGTATTGTCTAAGAATCTATTTATAGATAAGAATAACTTTGGTCTGTTTAATAAGAACTTTGATAATTTTATCTTTATAGATGAGAACTATAATATCTGTATGTGTGATATAGATAAAGTAGGTAAGTTTATTAAAGACAAATATCACAAGGACGTTAGATTAGTGCCAAAAGAAGATATGGGGAATAAGAAACTGGAAAAGGAGATACCTGATTTAGTGTTTGAATATGATGAAATCATGAAGCAAGAAGAGATATCTCATCAAGTTCCAGTCTATACGGATATACTCCGTATAGATGAAATTAAGAAAGAAGATGAGACTTATGGGTTAGAAGGATTGATTGTGGAATGAATGAAAATGAAAATAAAGTGGGGGATTCTAATCCTCCACTTAAAGAAGTATGCAAGTTTACCAAATCTATATATCCTGATTTAATAACTGGATATCCAATAGAGTATTATAATATGTATAAATATATGACTGATACTCTGATGTGGTTACATGATTCAGGTATAATAGTGACATTCAATCTATATGCATCTGGTAAAATAAAACCATCTGTTGGTACTGAAGTATATGGATTTTATCATACTAGGGAAAATAAAGATAGTGCAATAAATATCAATAGAAACTTTTCTTATTGCATTTGTATAGAAACAACCAAGCTTTTTAATAGTAATCATGGATTAACAGATTCTTGTAGAGTTACTTTATTCTCAGAAGCCTTATCTGTATTTAAGTATACAGCAGTACCTAAAATATTAGATTGGTATAATAATCCATCTAAATATATAGCTGCTAATCCTAAAGATAAAACAAAATATTCAGCTAGTTTTAAAAAGGGAATTAAAGCAGAGAATGTAACTGCAGTGCTATTAGATAAAGATAGAAAAGCTTCTATTATATTCGAAGCTTGTCCAGAAAATGATGGAGAAGGAGGAAGTACTGGTAAACTTAATATAGGATTGCATATTGCTGATCAGTTTATTTATCTTCCCTGGAATAAAATGTTTGAGTTTATTCATATAGTAATAGATATGAATCATCAGTTATACGCATCTACTATGTTATCATTTATAGGAATGGCTCCAGTTGGTATAGGAATGGAACCAGAATATATGGCTAAATATAGTAAATTAAAAAATCAACCAAAGAAGCTAAGTTTAAAGGATACATCTTATTTTGCAAACTTCAATAAGACTAAAACCTTAGGGGATGCTGTTAAACTTGCTAATAGTATGGTTACTAGTACTATTGAAGAAAAATTTAGAAAGGAGCATGATTTAGATGACAACAAAAAGTAGCAATGAATATATTAAATATACTAAAGAAACCATAAAGAAAGGAGCTAGAGCAGGAGTATATAATACCAATCTTGATGTTATGGACTATAATTATTTGATAGGCGACTTTGGAGGATCAACAGTAACTTTGATCAATATAAAAACAGGTATGATTCATACTTGTAATCCATCTGATATTTATATGCCAGGAGGCGAATCAAAGAATTATCTTGATTACGATCAAGAAGTTATGAAAGTAGGAGATAAAGTATGTTTTAGAGCAAATGAAAGCAATGCTTTATTTGAGATTACAAAAGTCAATCCTGTAGAACAGAGTTGCAATCTTTATTCTAAAACTGGAACAAGACTTTATGATATTCCACTAAGCTATCTCAGATTTGCTTATAAAACTGATTCTGTAAAAGAAGAAGAGAGCAAAGTAATTCAATTAAATAAAAAAGTAGAGGAGAAAAAGAATATGTCTAAAACTAAGAAAGATAATGCTATCAAGAAAGCTTTTGATGAGAAACAAAAAACACTACTGAAAACAGCAGATAAGAAAAAAGAAGATGAAGGAGAGGATTTTGAGTTTGGTGATATCACTATCACAATAAAGAAGAAAGGTAAAGGTATATTGGTTAAATGTAAAGATGATATGTACTATGGAACAGCATTCATAGACAATTATCAAGGAAATGATATGACTTCTATTGCTTCTGCTATTCAATCTGCATTTGAAAACTTCTGTGATGAAGATAGAAGAAAAAGAGTCAATATGTTTGTTCCAGAGATAGGAGAGAACTATCTTCGTTATTCTATGATTAATGAAGAAGATAAACCCAATGAATCTAAATTAGAATGGGTTAATTGGAATGGTTCTTTTAATTGCCTTATGGATTTAGAGATAGGAAATGTATATAGAGATGGCCATGAAGCTAAATCTGATTTCTATCGTCTGAAGAATATTATGTTACAGAAGCAGAAACAAATTATTGAGAAGCTCAATAAAGTTGATATTGACGAGGAGGAATAATCATGGATAACAACGAATTCAAAATAGGGGATATTATTAAAATTTCCAATCCTATTATTAAAAAGCATAAGAAATTCTTAAACATGGTAGGAAAAATAGTATCTTTATCAGACACTAATATTCCTGCTTTAGATGTTATCCCTACAGCATTTATTAAATTTCCATATAATGTAAATGGAGATTTTGAATTTCTTATAGAAGAAATAGAACTTACTGATAGAAAAAATTATAACGAACCAGAGCCAGTAAAGAAACCTGAATTTGAAGGACATAAATTCCACAAAGCTACTCAAGATGAATTGAAAGCAAATGACGTCCCTATCATTCCTGATGGAAAAGGTTTTAATAATATTAGAACTGTAAAATGGAATTTGGGAGATAATTATCCTTGGACTGAACGTGTTTATGCTGATAAGAGTGATCATCAGTTTATCAAAGATTATGTTCTTGGAAATGTATTTCGTCCCTATAAAGAAGGAGATCCAGAGATCAATATTGATCGAGAACGATCAGTCTATAATAGAATCTACTCTTTATATAATAAACAATTAGACTGGGCCTGGATTGAACGTAAGGTCTATAATAACCATAGACGTACTTGCTATGATAAAGCTGGTAATGCAACCTTCAAGAAAGAATGGGATATTACTAAAGTAGCTTCTGGTTGGAAAACTCAACTTGGAAATACTAAGAATATTCTCTATAGTAAGTTTGGCAAAGAAAGATTCTATTATCACTTTGCTTTCTGTGGAAATAAATTCCGTATTGTTAAAGTTCTCTTCCCAATTGAGCAGGATAATGATATTGTTTTCGAAAGAGCTTGTATGGACTATGCTCTTGGCAATTTCTTTATCAGCAAAAAGGATGCTAAACGTAGTCTCATGTTCCAGAAGATTAAGACCTTCTTCAAGTATGATGAAATCTAAAAATATAATGTGGACATTATAGTATCCAAGCTAACCTTTACTTTGCCATAGTAAAAGCCCACCCTGTAGCCTTAATTGGCTACAGGGTAAATTTTTTAATTTATCGTAAGCATAACTGGTTGATTTCTATTAGAAGCAGATACATAAGAAGATTTAAGCTCTTCTATTATCTGGTCTCTTTGTCTTGCTTTTTCTTCCAGAGAAGCAAGTTTTAAATCTATGTTGCTGAAGGTTGTTTCAAGATTATCATACATTTTTAGTTGTTCATATAAAAATGTAGCAACATCTGCTATTGCTAGTTGTTCAAATGTTTCCATTTGTGTAGGTGGAATAGTCATTAAATTATCAGCATGTTTTACTAAGAGATTAATTGGAATCTCTTGATTTTTAGGTAAGAAGTTAGAGTTTATAATAGCATTAAGCTTAATCTTATTAGGTGGAATGTAATCTAGATAGATACCATTACTAAAAATAGATACATGATCTGCTACCATCTGAGTATCAATAACTGTATCTACGTCAAATCCAGTAGTACACATATCATAAGCATTAATAGATCCTGCTCCATATAATAGACCAGGATATCCTAAAGAGAATGCTCTCCAGTCTATATCTTGTATTCCCAATATAGTCATATGATCACATATAGATTCATCTATTAGATAGTATTTGCCTTTTCTATTCTGTGGTCCTAATATATAGGGAAACTTATTAGGAAAGAATCTACTAAAAGTATCTAAAGTTTCATTACAGATTACCTCTTCAGCCCATTTATCTTTAGACATGTATTCTGGCAAGTTAAGTTGTTTGGTTCCTAAACGACGCTCTATCTTATTAAGAAGGAGAGTCATTGAATTAGCCATTGTCATGATATATCCTCCTCTCTATTAAATGATTGTCGAGGAGTACAAAAAAGAACCCCGAAGGGTTCTAAGAATTATCACTTACTCTGTGCTTCTTCGTATTTAGCACGAGCAATAATAAGTTCCATAATACCTACACAGTCAGGACGTGCATCCTCGTCCTGTAAAATCTCTTTCGAGATTACTGTGTTACGAGAACTGAGCATATGGATTGCATCTTCAGTTCTCTTAAATTTATATCCCTTATTTTTTAAATAAGTGATATACTGTTGGAGTTCTTTCTTAGCGGGATGATCTTTGATCGTCCCTTTCCATGCAGCTACAGCATACATGAAATAAGTACGGATCTTTCTCTCTTTTTCGAGAGAATCCTCATACCCGTGTTTGCGGAATTTGCGGTTGAGCACTTCTTTCTGTGCCCAGATGTATTCCTCGCCTAGGTTGAAGTTAAAGAATGCCATGATAAAGTCCTCCTTTCTTTTTAACATGAGCTCACCACCATGATGAGTCTCTGACTTTATCACGGCTATAATATACATTTGAAATTTTAAACAAATACAAAAAAGAACCCCGAAGGGTTCTAAAACATTATGCTATAATCTCTCCAAAATCTTTCATAAATTTTCTATATTCTTTTTCATCAGCAATTAGTATATACAATAAACCCATTCTATAAACTTGATCTATTTCTCTACGAGTTTCAATTTCAGATTTGATTCTAGTAATAAGTTTTTTAACAGATATTTTTGTGCTTGGTTGAGATTTTATAGAGGCTGGTATAAAGGAATCAGTATCATTAAATAAATGATCCAGTTGCTTAATCATATCACTAAGACTATCATAATGAGCAGATTCTATGCAGAATGAATATTGATCATATCCATATTTCTCATATTTCTTTGCAACATCATTTAAATCCTTATAACCTAATTTCTTAGCTTGTTTATCAAACTTAGGATTTAAACCAGTAAATTCTGTTTTATTCCAAATATCTAATTTTTTGATCCATTGCATCCTCATTTCTAATTCAAATAAATCTTCACACACGGGAGCATAGAATTCAGCATAATCTTTATGAACTCCATAATGTAAAGATAAGTCTTTAAAAGACTTATAACCTTTTTCTTTAAGCTCTTTATATATCTTCTTCTTATATTTCTCTTTTTCCTCCACAGATCTTTTTACAGTTTTTCTTTTCATTCGTTCCATTTTATCTCTCCTCTTTATAAACAATTCATTATATACTTCATACTTATAATATATAAATATAAAAAAGAACCCCGAAGGGTTCTGTAGAATTACCATTTCAAAATGCTAATATTACGCTTGTTGGGAAAGCATCAGCATCCTCTAATATTTCTTTACCAAGTCTTACTTTATCTGGAGTATAAAGAAATACTTTGGATTCTGTTATTTGACATCTGTATCCCCTTTCTTTTAAGTACTTAGCACAATCCTCAAGAATTGGTTGCGCAGGATGATCCTTAAAAGAACCTTTCCAGCCTGCCATAGCATGCAGGAAATATTTGGATACCAGTTCTCTATTCTCTTTTGTATCATTTTCTGCACATAACAATACATTGCAAAGTAATCTACACTGAAGATATATATACCTTGCATTTTTATGATGGAAATTAAAAAAGCATCCATCCATTATAATCATCTCCTTTCACATCAATAATATATATTAAAAAACCCCATGTGCTACAGATTCTATACTGCATGCTTTGCCATCATGGGTAATGGGTTATTGGCAAGCATTATTCGTCATCACCATAATCACATTCATGCGATTCAGTGTAATCGAATATTGCTTTTACGGGAATGCCATTCTCATCACATTCGTAACGAGAGACAATTTCACCGCAAGAAGTACACTTGGAGATCATATCTCCCCATCCGTGCACTCCGCCAGTGTATTCACTGGTGGTGAAAGTCATATTATCACCTCCTTTCATATCTATAATATATAATTAAAAACTATAAAAAAGACTAGGGGATTTCTCCCCTAGTCTTTAAGCTACTTTAATACACATTATATATACACTATAGACACTATTGACTTTCTTCTTACTCTTTACCACATCTAGCTTAACCATAAAGTATCTACTATCCATACCTTCTAATTGATCATGGATAGATAGATATATCTTATCTCCCTTAACATTGTTTAATATAGTTTTATTGATATAGAAAACATAAGGTTTTAATTGAGGGCCATATTTTACAACATCTGGACACCAGATTCTAGCCCCATCGCCTGCTTTGAGAGCTAAGATATCGAGAAAAGCTTGATCAGAAGATATATCTGTGTACTCACACACGCTATGGCTTTTTAACCACATTATATTGTATTTTTGTACTGGGTCTAACACTATATACTCAGGATATAGATTTATCAAAGTTCTAGTAAGTGTATTATTACCTGCTAGATTCTCCATAACCTGATTATTATGATCTAAAGTGTATAGCTGCCTTCCTATAGCATATGTAGAACCATTTATATCCATAGTATCATAAGTAAG